TATCCAGGATATATTATCCGATAGTAGCTGGCGTTACACCAGATCCTGCTAATCCTAGCAAACAGATTTATCACTGGCGCAAATCTGGAAATCTTCCTCAATTCACAAAGGCTTATAAGAAGACATCTGAAATAACAGCTTCACTTTTAAAAAGCCACCTTTTATTTGAATATGTTAAAGATGAATATGGAATTAATTTAGAGACCGATTTATCAGTTACAAAACCGCCATTAACGACTGATGATGCAGGAAACATTGAGATTAGTGTTCCTGGTGGACCGACTATAAATATTGGAACAATCGTTGATCCTGTTAGTGGCGAAGTTGATTTCGAAGGTATAAAAACCACCATCATGGATCAACTTGGCGGCGGAGAAGATATCGTCATTGCCACAGATAAATTTGGTCATACCGGATATTATAAAGAGACCGAAGATGGCCGCAAAGTTATGATCTCGCTAGATCCAAAAACTGGCGAATATAAGTATTATGATAAAGATGGCAAAGAGACAACGATAAGAGATCTTAAATTATCCGCCGTTCAAAGTGATACTTTTATTGGTAGTATGGTTACCGAGAATATTGTCGGACAAGATGGCAAATTCCACACTTATAAAATGGGTCAAGCTATTGAAAACTGGGCTGGCGGAGAGATGGTCGTAGCCTATGTTGATGGCGATATCGTTAAGATCGGTTCCAGAGATCGGACTAAAAAGATATATTTGACTGGTGAACAAATTATATTAGGTGATGACGATTCGTCGAACACCGTTATTAAAGCATTAATCGATGCTGGTGTAATAGATAGCGATACTTTAGAATCGAATTCATTAGTATTAAGTAGCGTTTATGCGCATGATATGTATGCGATTAATGGCCATTTCCAGTCCATAGAATCGCAATATTTGAAGACGTCATTATTAGAATCTTATGTATCATTACTTCCAAACATTTTTGTTAAAACTAAATTAACTTTTGGGTCTAATAGTTATGCTTCTTTTGAAGGCCCAGATGGAAACATTAGTATAAGCTATTCTAGATTGTCCAGTAATATAACAAACGTGCAGATTGTCCAAGCATCAGCTTCGAGCAATACTTATAATCTTCAGGTTAAAACGTACGGCGATCCGAATGAATGGACAACAGTATCGTCTTTTAGCCGAGCCACTACATTGACGGGCGAGTGGAGTGGCAGACGATACGTCGTTACGGCAAGCCCACAAGGAAACATCTCAGTAGGTGAAGTTTATGATGGACTGGTACCTACTGGTAGTGTAACTGTAAGTGGAAAAAGTGTAAAACAGGATTTTATAGTATATAGCATGGATCCAGACACATATGATGCTGATAAAAAAATAATGCAAAAAACTGTTACTATTAATGCCAGCGAAGTTTATGATAATGGCCGAAACCATGTTAATTTAACTGATCCATCATGGAATGCTATAACTGGATCAGTTCCAGATCACAGAACAGTATCCGTCAGTACCACAGGTCGCCCAACTAATTTAACTAAAAGTGCAACCTTATATTTAACACAAAATAGTTTTGGCAGCAATCATAAGAAAACAGTATTCTTGAGGATGAATTCTACAACAGGAACAGTCTATGCTCAAACAGAAGTAGATGCTACTCAGCAATATAATGATGGCAAATACAATTGGTCTCATAATGCTTATTTGTATTGCAGTGATATATCATATGGGACAACTGGTACAAAGACCGTGACATTGCAGGTTTCTTATAGTGCATCGCAGTCGGTTCCATTCTCTGTTGGCAGCAATAAGCGAGTTTACTTTGACTAACGAAAGGAGATAATTATGACCCAAAATGAGGTTGTAAAAGCATATTTAGCTGCAAAAAGGTTGAACTCTCAGCCTTTTCCGGGCCAGACAGCAATGAAAATATTTATGCTTGTTAAAAAACTTCAGCCAACGATTGACTTTCAAATTCAGGAAGAAAATAAGATATGGGCTAAGTATCCGGACTTTGTTCCAGAATTGAATGGTTGTCGAACAACTGGCTCATCCAAGGAAGAAATCGATAAGGCAAAGTCTATAGCTAAGGCTGTTGACAACGAATTGACTCAACTTGGAAATTTAGAAGTTTCAGATTTGAATATAGAGACGTTTTCAATTAGCGAAAATGAATTAGCTAATATTCAGATCTCAGGAGAAGACATCGGTTATTTGATGCCTTTTATTTCATTTAAATAAAATCAAAATGGAAGGTGATACCGCATGGCTGACGTTGTCTATAGATTAAAGCTCGGTGACGGAACTGTGTTGGAAAATTGCCAATGCGGATATTACGAAAAGACATTAACTTGTTTTTTAGAAGGAATATCTTTTGCAGAGGCATTTTCTTATTTTAATGAGGTTTCTAAATTTAGTACTATTACTTTTGAAATAGACGAACCTCATTTTCTCGATAAGACGACTTATTCTGGATGGAATAGACTTATATCCATAACTCAAAAGACCACCAGAGTTGAGGTCTATATCGAAGGCGATGATATTTCCATTACTCACGAACGTTCATTAAAGAAGGAGGATGATTCGGAAGATGCAACAATTCATAACTCGGATTTACACGAATCTTAATGGCGTTCTGGAAATGACCCAGATGTTTGATGGTTTGATGATGACTGGTGATGATTTGGCAAACAGAATCATCGTTGAATTGAATCGTGATGGCATTCCTGTGCAAATTACAAATGAGTATCACATCGTTGGATACATTATCAGAAATGATGGCTACACATTAGATATTCCAGGAGAAATCATAGAAAATGGCCATGCCTGCATAGATATTCCGAGCATGGCATATGAAGTATCCGGTCCTTTGTCTATAGCTATTCGAATGGTTTCTGATAATAATAAGATCGTTATAGCGACGGCATCATGCTATGTGAACACAACTGAAACGAATGCCATCATCGATACGGCGCATCGAATTCCAGATGTGGAAGAATTGCTTTCGTATATTGCCGAATTAGATTCTAGGCTTGAAGCAGTTGATACTGCCGAAGCTGGTCGTGTTTCTGCGGAATCAACTAGAGTTTCTAATGAGAATAACCGCATTACAGCAGAATCATCCAGAGTTCAGAACGAATCGAGTCGTGTTTCAGCAGAAACAGCAAGAGCGTCGGCAGAAGAAACTCGTGCTCAAACATTTTTAAAAGTTGCTGGCATGGACGTAATTATCGAACGTCTTGGCCCGTATGCAACCCCTTATGCTGAGATGATCGAATACCAGGGACATAAACGTATTGTTTTGCATTTGCCTCCTGGTGATCCATTCTCTATTAAGAAGACATTTCCTTCCATTGCTGACATGGAAGCATATACCGGAACTGATGTTCAAGTTGGCAATTTTGTCATGATCAGCTCGACAACTTCAGATCCAGATAATGGTAAATTATATTTGAAAACGGCAACTGGCTACACCTTCATAACAGACCTTTCTGGTGCTCAAGGTATCAAGGGTGAAACTGGAGATACTGGTCCAAAAGGTGACACTGGTGAACAAGGCCCCAAAGGTGATAAAGGCGATACTGGCGCACAAGGACCAAAAGGTGATAAAGGTGACACTGGTGAACAAGGACCAAAAGGTGATAAAGGTGACACTGGTGAACAAGGACCAAGAGGAGAACCTGGAGCAGGTAGTTCAACATTTAATTATTACGAAGAAAGTTCGGAATTAATGATTACGATGTACTGAGAGGTGATGGTTGATGGTGCCGGCTGTAGAAGGACTTCCGACCGTGGAGGGTTTTACGCCTTCCGTGATCTGGACGACAATCTATGGGCTTATATGCATTGGCTTGTTATTCCTTATAGGCTATAAAATCTATGATGCCATTCATACAATAATCAAACGCCATAAAGAAAGGCGGGAAGCTGAAAAACCCGATTTTGCAGACAAAGTCAGTAAAAAAGTCGTGGAAGAAGTTATCAGCAAATTGGAGCCGCGATTTCTTGACATTGAGCGAAAGCTTGAAAAAGACAAGAACAGACTCGAAGCGAACGAAGCGGCAATAGAAAGCATTAAATCAACGCAAACTGCGACACGCGATGGATTACGTGCAATTTGTAAATTCATGCTTGTTATAAGCAATTACGGTGATTTAGGGGATAATGATAAGATCAAAGAAGCTCATGCTGATTTACAAAAGTTCTTAGCTGAGAAGCTGTAAGGAGGAAATCAAAATGGAACAAAATAAGATTAACTGGAAAGTAAGATTTAAGAATAAGGTTTGGCTTGGCAGTTTTATTGCCCTGATAGTAAGCTTTGTGTTTACTATGCTGTCTATGTTCGACGTTTATCCGAAGGTAACTGAGAACGTTATTCTTCAGGTCGCCAATCAGGCTCTTGAATTCCTGGCGCTTATTGGCGTTATTGTCGATCCGACGACTGCCGGACTTGGTGATAGTAAGAGGGCAATGCAGTATGTTGAGCCCTGGAAGGATGAGCCTGACGATCAGGACCAGGACGAATAATGTGGATAGAAGCTAATCCGAATCCGAAAAAGAAAGAGGTTCCAGACTGTGTTATAAGAGCCATTTGCATTGCTCTTAACAAACCATGGTTAGAGGTTTTTGATGAGTTGAACTCCGTTGCAAGACAAGATTACAGCGTGTCCCTAGATGATAATGTCTGGGGACACTATCTTTATATGCAAGGGTTTAAACCGTTTCTTCTTCCTAGTGAATGTCCTCGTTGCATAACAATAAAGACATTTACAAAAATGTATCCATATGGGACGTACATAATAGGTACCGGTACGCATGCGGTTGCTGTTATCGATGGTAACTATTATGACAGTTGGGATTCTGGAGATGCTATTCCAACTTTTTTCTGGCGTATATCTAATTAGAAGGAGCACTATTAACTATGCCAAATTATTATGATGTATATCCAACATTTGGTCAGAACATATCCACTAGCCCATATTCAATCCCACAGCCATTTATCGCACCGCAAAGACAAGGTAGTTCACAATATATGATTAGCGTCGATGGTGAGTTAGCGGCTAGAGCTTGGCAGATTCCTAATAATCTGCCTCCTAATACTATAATCCCTCTTTGGGATTTAGATGGTCAGCATGTGTATTTCAAATCTGTTGATGCATACGGAAGGATGAACCCTATTAAGAAGGGCAAGATAGTTTTCGAAGAGGATTCTGCTCCTGCAAATCTTCCAAATGTAAGTCAGCAGAGTGCTCCTGTTGAAATACCGGATATGAGCAAATATTTAACAAAAGAAGATTTTGAGAGTTTCAGGACCGAGATTAAGAATATGATCCAGTCGATTCATCAAAATCAAAATGGAAGTAATTATAGGAATAATGGACGGGGTGACAATAAATGAATAACTGGTATTCCAGGATCATTGGTCAACCTGTAGCGCAGCAGATGTCCGGAGCGAATTTTATGAATCCAATTCAGAAAGCTCAATACATCATGCAGAGTTTAACAAATCCAGCTGCGTTTGTTAAACAACAGTTTCCAGATATTCCAGACGCAATTATTAATGATCCAAATCAGATTTTAGCTTATTTACAGCAAAGTCGAGGGATCAGTAATCAGCAATTGCAGCAGCTCATGTATGGAGGAAACAATTATGGTAACAGGTAAACAATATGCCGATGCTATTTTAGAAGTAACCAAACTTGAGAAAAAAGCAGGTTATATTTGGGGAACAGCTGGTGTTCTCTGGACCGAAGCTAGGCAGAAGGCCCTGAATAAGACAACTGATGCGAATCGAGCGAATGGCCGTAAGTATGGTAAGAAATGGATCGGTCATTACGTTTGGGACTGCTCCGGTTTAACCTACTCTAAAGGTCTTAAGTTTGGCCTTAAGTTCCATCATGGTTCTAATAGTAGTTATAAGTATGACTGTCAGGCTAAAGGCAAGCTTGTCAAAGGAATGGAAATTCCAGTTGGCGCATGGGTCTATACTGGTACCGATAGCAGCAAGCCCCATATTGGAACTTATACAGGTGATGGTTTAGTTACAGAAGCTGCTGGAACAACGCAGGGCGTTATCCAGACAAAGCTTCATGGCGGAAAGTGGAAATATTGGGGACTCGGCAAGGGAATCACATTTGACTTCATTCCCGGGCAGACGACTGTTCCGAAAGAAACCGCTAAGAAGGAAGAAACCAAGAAAGAAGAGCCTAAGAAGGAAAAAGTTAAGATTCCGCCTACTCTTCGTAGGGGAGACAAAGGAGAGAACGTTAAGACCCTTCAGACTCTTCTCGCAAAAGATGGTTCTACTTTAGCTATAGATGGCATCTTTGGGCCTGGAACTCAGAGTGCCGTTCGTGCCTTCCAGACAAGGCATAAACTGCAAGTAGATGGCATTGTTGGGCCTCAGACATGGGGCGCTTTATTAGCATTGAAATGATCTAGCGCCTCGTCTTATGGGCAATTGAAATAAGACCGCCGGATTGGTAGCCGCTCCTTTCTGCCAATCCGGTTTTTTCTTGTCCTATGGAGCATAAAAATAGAAAGGAGTATAGAGCATTGAGTAAGCATATTATAAACAAATTGTCATTTGTTAAAGGTGCAGAAACATACACTTTGGATAATTCGGGATACATTAAAGCCGTTAATGGCATTCCTGCTGGCCCGGATGGAAATTGTCCAGTTGATAAAGTAGATTACGCATCAAATATTTTAGCCACAGATGCAAAAGCTTCATCTGGCGAGTTCATATATAGAACAACGGACGGCTTCGCTTCAATATCTGATGGCAATGCCAAATTAAGCACTGTTTACGGTGGACGAGTTCATAATAATTATATTCCGGAAGTTTTAACTATGACAGTGCATAATGCAACTCGAACCCAAGAAGGGGACGATGAAATTTCAGCGATTATTGACAGAGATATTTTTGTGGCATACGTTAATAATTCAGCAACAATAACTTTAGAATATACTAGTGCTTGGAGCGCGAATCCAGCACTTTACGGTGTTACAGTTGATGGCACTCCTATTAATGGAGACAGTATAACTATAACTTATATTAAAGAATCTCGTGGAACAATTGTTATGGCCACGCCTGCAAATTTTAATTCTACAGGATGGAATTTATATAATTATGCAAATGGCTACGCCAGGGTTCTTAAATACTCTGATATTTATGGATTCCGGATTGATGGAGATTATACAGATCTAGAGTTTAGCGAAACTATTGATGGAACGCACTCTATTATTGTTCCAGACGATAATGGGCTATTCACTATTCCATCAGATGGATATATTTGGGTCATCGACCCTGATGAAGATACAACGTGCATCTATATGACTTGGTCCAATTGGATAAATGGACATGCTGGTGATTTTGAGGTGTATGACGAAAGCACAATAGATTTCACCAGTATAATGGCTAATTTTCCATATGGATTATGCCAAGTCGGTGCTGTTCGTGATTATATTTCATTTGAACTGGCACAGGCTGTGTCAATGATAGACAGGGTCACATATTCCGCAGCTAATCTTGAGGCTGCAAAATCTAGTGGTCGTCCTTATGAATACGACCAGAATTATATTTATATAGTTCGCGAGAATCCAATTATTTATCCATTCTTATTAAATCCTAGTACGGGTCTTCCGTTTACCGATGGCTCCTATAAGGCAAATGACCATGGAATGGAATTCTTTAACGGAACAACGGTTGCATGCAGAATAAGTGCTCTTTATGGTCAGAATCTAAAAGATAAGCTTAGAACAGACGTTGTTACAATTAGCGAACAGACATTAACCCCTGCTCAACAGGCGCAAGTTCGTACTAATATTGGAGCATTTGAAGCAAGTGACGTGGCTCCGTTATTCTTAACGGATTCGATTACATTTTTTGACAATTTTACAGTTGAACCAAGCGGATCTTATCAGAAAACATATTCTAGCAGCAATATCGATAAACCTGGTTATAGATGTCTTGGCATTATTGGATGCGGCATAGCGAATGCCACAAATAGTGGTGGATATTGTTCATTCGTATTTCTTAGTGATTTCAGATATGTATCTACTTCTGGAATTACTGTTCGTTTTAGGAACGTACATTCTACTCACGATGCAGTTGTAAAAGGAATCGTACATCTTTTATATGTAAAAACTTAATAAGGAGGGTGTATAAATGGCTCAAAAAATCGATTTCGAGATCGATATGCCAAGAGGCGATATCGAGATATTTTCATTTACGCTTATCGATGCTGGGCAGTCGATTGCCTTCCAACCAGAGAACATATTTTTTACAGTAAAAATAGATTCTAATGACAGGTATCCACTCTTTCAAAAGTCATTGAGTGCCGGAACGATTTATCCTGGGGAAGCGCCTGGATCTTATTCTTTTCAAATCAATCCGGAAGACACTAACTCTTTGGAATTTGGTAAAGAATATGTTTGCGATATTGAAGTTATTGCTCTTGCTTTAAACATTAAGAAAACATTCTTTGGTCTCTTTACATTAGATGAAGAAGTTACGCATGCTTCTAATGAAGGGGCTGGTACATAATGGGTTTACAATTAGAGCTTAACAGCAATCATCATTTTTCATTAGATTTTGGTCCAAAAGGCCAAATGCTATCATTACGTTCCTCATTGCCTGCCATTAAAGTGATCACTATAAAAATAGGCACAACGGAATATTGGAATAATCAGCCTTTATTAATCCCATCCAGAGGTGAGGTTTTTGTTTATTCCGATTATAGTAAATCTGAAACAGGACAGGACATACCAGGATTAAAAGTTGCAGATGGAAGTGCTTATTTAATAGATACCCCTTTTATTGGCGGAGGAGTTCCAGGTTCCGTAATGGATCTGATTAACGAGCACATTCAAAATGGAAGTATTCATGTTAGTGAAACCGATAGAGGACTTTGGAATAATAAAGTTAGTTGTCAATTAGAAGGCGAGAATCTCATATTAAAATCAGGAATGGGGGATAATAATGGCTGATATTAGCAAAATTACACTTCCAAGTGGTACCACATATAATTTAAAAGACGAAGTTGCTCGTCAAGCTGCATCCGCCGGTGTATCGTTTGTGATATCTACTGATGCTGGAAGTACTCCAAAAGACGTGCAATGGACTAAAAACGGAACAACCATTACGGGTACACTTGTCGCTTCCGCATCTACCGTCGGGGCATTTTACCTTGTTCCGACGACTACGTCTAGCGGAAAAGATATTTATTCCGAATATGTAACGATCAAGCAGGGATCTGGTTCTTCCACTACGTATTCGTGGGAAAAGATCGGTACGACAGATATCGATTTATCAGCACTTGGAGCTCTTGCATATAAAGATTCAGCAAGTGGCAATTACACACCTGAAGGATCTGTTAGCAAGCCGACATTTACAGGAAGTGCTATGACATCTACTGGTACCTTTACTCCGTCTGGATCCGTTAGCAAGCCGACATTTACTGGATCTGAAGGAAATGTTAGTGTTTCTGGTACTCCTTCCGGATCTATTGGCGTTGGAACTGGATCCGCGAACTATACTCCTTCTGGTAGTGTGGCAGCTCCTGTTGTTACGGTAACACCTGCAACCACCACAAAGTATGTCGCTTCTTCTGCTACCGGTGGTGGAGCTGTCACTCCTGGATCTGCTGCATCTTGTACTCTTCCTGTTCTGCAGACTTCAGTTGCTGATGAAACGTTAACGCTTTCTTGGACTGAGGGTAGCTTTACAGCCAATACTCCTACAGCGGTTACGCTTCCTCAATTTGCTTCTCAGTCAATCGTTAGCGGAATCACAAAAGCAGAGGCAACTGCTCCGGCATTTACTGGTGAGGGAGTAAATTTAAAGTTTACAGGTACAACAATGAGCAGCAGCGGTAAGTTCACGCCCTCCGGTAATGTGTCTCAGCCGACATTTACTGGTACAGAAGGTTCTGTTTCAGTTTCTGGTACTCCCGCTGGTGATGTGTCCAAACCGACATTCTCTGGAACGCAGAAAGCAGTTACTGTATCTTAACTTCTAATCCTTTGAAAGGAGGGATACAATGGCTGATATTAGTAAAATTAAACTTTCTAGCGGCACTAGTTATGATTTAAAAGATTCCGTAGCCATGGCCTATCCTTATCAAAGGCCACTGGATACAAGAACATATACTGATGTAATTGCGACGTCTAATGACAATGTAGGCGGCGCTTTTTTCTATGCAAAAGTAAGAGCTACGACTTATAGGACGAGATGGCGTGTTAAGGTAAGAGTTCGTGCTACAGTTCCTGGATCTGCATCAAATTCCGATATGTATAATACTGATAGTATTTATGAGATCTGGGGCGTTCAAAACACTTATTGTGGATATTCTACGCAGAATAAAATATTGAGTACGAGTTATCGTCCTATTTATTATCATTGTTACTTTAGAGTATCTTCTACTGGCTACAATAATGATTGCGGTAACTGGCTTGGATTCAATTTATATTATGCGACAAACCCAACAAACACCTCATATAAAAGAACCGTTATAGTAGATCTTTTGGAATGCCAGGACTGCGAAGTTGAGATGCAGGATACGTTATATACCCCGACAGATATTCCCAATCGGGCTTCGCATACGGATTGGTACTCTTCAACCTATTCGTCTTTTGATAATTTTGATGCCTGTACCCATGGCTATAGATTTACTGGCGATCAGAATGCAACTGTTATAAATCATTTATGTAACCAATACGGGAACTATATCGCTGATAGTGCAATATATCGCTATCAACTGTTGTTTCATGTTTCTGAGGATTTACTTACGCCACTTAACAATGATAATAATGTTGTTGCGACAACAAAAACGATGCTCACTGATGTGGAGTTCGATCCGTTTGCAAGGATTTATTATTGGAATACTACGACAACGTATGCTGCTGGAGCTGCAATTGTAGCTGGTACTGCATTGACATTTGCATATCTTGTTGATGCTAGATATTCGTTCAACTGTGGATCGACATTAACTCCGCATAAGAATGTATATTTAATGGTTACGCCATTGACTAACGGCAAATGTAAGATTGCAAACAGTATGCCTTTAACACAGGATCTTCCTATAATTGAAGATGGTTATTGGTATATATTCCTGGGGAGAGCAAGCAGTGCTTATCAGTTCGGCCTCTATGATATTCATCCTATTTACATGCATAACGGAACAGAGATCGTTCGCGTTCTGCCCAAAACAAACAACAGTAGCGGAGGTGGAGGTGGCGACACTTCTGACTGTGTGCATTTAACCGGAGACGAAGATATTGATGGAACAAAAACATTTGTTACTGCCCCAAGTATTTCATATGATGCTGTTTACAGAGGAATTAATTTCGGCAATGGCTCTAAAAATTCATTAGGACAAATTCTAATTCATAATGGCGATGGACAAAATGTCGATAAGATTGTTGCTCCAAGAATGTATTTTAGAGTATATTCCGGAAATGAAACCCCGACAACAGATAATACAGGATACTACGAACATTATCGTTTACCACCAGCTACTGTTGGATTAGACTCGAGCAAAACATATGACATTGTTACTACAAAAGACGTTGACTTAATAATCGCAGGAACTAAAACTTTCTCTGATACAACAGCATCATCTTCTACAAGCACTGGTGCAGTTATTGTTAAAGGCGGCCTTGGTGTTGCTAAGTATATTTATGGCTCTCGTGTTTATAATGCTGTTTGGAATGACTATGCTGAATTCAGACAGGGGACAACTGCTGAAGGCGGATATTGTCTTTCCGAATGCGAAGATGGCTGGATGAGAAAATCTACAAAACGTCTTCAGTCTGCTTGCCGTTTGACTTCTGATACGTATGGATCTTGTATGGGCGAAACAAGTAAAGCAAAGACGCCTATAGCAGTTGCTGGACGTGTTCTTGTGTATACTCATGAGGATAGACGCAAATTCAAGATCGGAGATGCTGTTTGTTCTGCTCCCAATGGAAAAGTAAGCATCATGTCCCGTAGGGAGATCCGAAAGTATCCTGATAGAATTCTTGGAATTGTATCTGAGATTCCGAACTATGATATTTGGAATGCCGGAACAGAAGATAATCCAAATCCTGTCAAAGTTAATGGCCGTATTTGGGTATATGTGAGGTGATCTTATGGCTACTAAAACATATACCGTTTCGGCTTCTGGTAAAACGGTTGGCTCCAGATCATCTTATACTTTCACATGTAATAATTCTTTTACCGTTCCAACAGGATGTGTATTTAAAAGTGTATCCGTAACGAAAAATAGTCAGTCTTCTGGACAGGTGTATTTAAGAAATGTATCGTCATCTACTACTACTAATTTATCGTGGGGAAATGAGTATACTGATCCAGCATTTATAGGCTGGACCAATGGGGGAACCCCTAAGGTTAAAGTATACAATGGAGCGTCATCAGGCCAAAGCGTTTCTGTAACTGTGCAATTTACAGTCACACTGGAAAAAGTTAAATCTCCTGATGTAATTAAGTATACTGACAGGTCGAAAACAGGAACTTCTACAACTCAGTATGCGGTTATGAAGGATTCGAATTTCTCATCTGGTACAAAAATTGAAGCTAGCACTTTTAATAGTGCATATGGTCTCTAATAAATCAAAATGGAAGTAAGATCGATATCGTGAACAGGAAGTGATTATTATAATGCAAAACGAAATCCATATGTCCTTAGTTGCAAATGGAACGGCTTATTCTAATCCTATTTATCAGTACAATTATGGACAGAGGCTTATCCTGAGCGGGGTCGATCTGCCGCCTGTTTATGAAGTACATTTTAGTAATTCTGAGCAGGGCAAGAGTATACCTGTGATGGGACAGCTTAATGATCCTACTGGGGTTAGAATTCCTGATGTTTTATTAGGAACTGGATTAAATGTTTATTTCTGGATATTTATTCATGTTGGACAGGATGATGGAGAAACTATATGTAAAGGTTTCATTCCTGTTATACAAAGGGCTGAGCCTGGTGATATAACCCCATCTCCCGTTCAGCAGAATATTGTTGAGCAGGCTATAGTCGCCCTTAATGAAACTAAAGAGAATATAGCATCTGATATTAATGCGGCTCTTGAAGCGGCTAAAGAATCTGGAGAATTCGATGGCCCTCAGGGCGAACAAGGTGAACAAGGTCCTCAAGGTGAAACTGGACCTAAAGGTCCTCAAGGTATTCAAGGGCCACAGGGTATTCAAGGTCCTGCCGGTCCAAAAGGCGACCCGTTTACCTACGAGGACTTTACACCAGAACAACTTGAAGGCTTGACTGGTCCTCGGGGTCCGCAAGGTATTCAAGGAATGCAGGGGCCTAAGGGTGACAAAGGCGACCCCTTTACCTATGCGGACTTTACTCCTGAACAACTTGAAGGCTTAACAGGTCCTCAGGGTCCAAAAGGCGATACTGGTCCTCAGGGACCTCAGGGTGAACAAGGTATTCAGGGTGCTAAAGGCGCCAAAGGTGATACTGGTCCCCAAGGTCCTCAGGGTGAACAGGGACCTCAGGGTGAGGAAGGTCTTCGTGGGCCTAAAGGCAATAAAGGTGACACTGGCGATACAGGACCGAAAGGCGATAAGGGAGATCCTTTCACATATGAGGACTTTACTCCTGAGCAGCTCGAAGGCTTAACTGGTCCTCAAGGCCCGCAGGGAATTCAAGGAACACAAGGTCCTAAAGGCGATAAAGGCGACACTGGTGAACAAGGGCCAAAAGGTGATCCTGGTGATGATTATGTTTTAACACAAGCCGATAAGGAAGAGATTGCCAATATGGCAAAACCCGATCTTTCGACTTATGTTAAGAAAACAGATTATGCAAACTTAGCTACAGCTGGCGTTGTTAAACCTGGCATTGGCGTGATGATGGAAAATGCTGGTGGGTATTTAAGCATTAATAGGGCCAGCTCTACCGCAATTAAAACCGGTGCTACCGAGCAGTCAGTCATAACACCTGGTACGCAACACTTTTCAGCTTTTTATGGACTTGCTAAACTCGCAGGAGCAGATCTCGCAAATGAAACTGTCACCGTTGGAACGTACCCTGACGCTGCTAAGCAGGGCATTCAAAAGATGCTTGGACTTGATGGATTGGTTGGCCCGTACGAGGCTGATATCACTGCTGACCGTCCGTATGCTATTGGCGAGACATTCGTCATGGATGGCAAGAGATACAAGGCCACTGCGGCAATTACACAAGGCGGTATCATTACACCCGGGACAAATTGCGAACTTGATCCTTTGGACGGGCGGTATGTAAGGAATGATTATGCAGCCGATGAAAATCATATCGGTTTGCTAAGAGTTGCTTCCATGGGAGATATAAAAGCTGGAAATTCGAAAAGGGCTGTTACTGCATTAAGGCAATACAGATCTGTGTTTTATGGTCTCGCAGAAGCTGCTGGCGAAAGTATGGCCGCCTCGAACAACGAAGTGGGCGTTTATACTCCAGAAGCAAAGACTGCTATCCAATCCATGCTCGGTATCGAGGCTGATATTCCGCTTGTAGAGACCATATCTGGCTCTACTCCAAGCATTACTGGCATGCCCAATGTTCGTTATATTTGTGGTACGTGCTCTACGCTTACTATTACTCCACCTTCGGCTGGTAGTATTGTAGTCAGATTTGATAGCGGCTCGTCGCCAACAATATTAACAGTTCCAAGCACAGTTAAATTTCCAGCTTGGTTTGATTATACAGCCCTTGAGGCTAATACGACTTATGAAATTGTTATTACAGATGGGGTTTATGGGGTGGTGATGTCATGGGCAGCTTAACTCATACTGTGTCTGGGGACATTGCCTCTTTTCGAACCCCTTCTAGAGTTCCTATTGAAAGTTTGAAATTTCATTTTCTGCCAAAGCAGGCTTCTGGAACCCCTTCACCAGAGAACCCCATTCCGATTGAAGGATGGACTGGGTTAAATGGTGAAATGTGCAGCGAAACATTGTTTAATTATGAGCAATTAACAGTACATGCTGTTGGCGGCGATTCAAAATATGCATGGAATAATGGTAAATTAAAATTAGAAGTAAAAAATGGAACTTCCACATACAATGTACTGCATCAAATTAGCTTGCGATGGGATGTTCCAGTAGCTCTTAGAGGAAAGAATGTTATATTTTTTACTAAAGGCATTAATAATAGTAATGAAAACCATCATGCTGTTATAATAGTAGAACTTCGAAGAGGCGATAATACTCTTATAACCGATCCTACTGTATGCAATGAATCTAATAATAGCTTTAGTCGAAAGGTGACATTAACTGCTGAAACTGCTTATTGTATAATCATATTCAGAATGAATCAAGGAACTACTGTTACATTCTCGATAGAAGACTATACAACATTTGATGGATTTTACGCAAATTATCCAAATGTCATCACCGAAAACCCAGAACATAATCATCGATTAATTCCGATTACTTTTCCAGATGGCGAAACAATCTACGGTGGTTATGTAGATCCGATAGCAGGGGAGATTGTGGCTGAATATGAAATTCTTGAAGGATTATGGGGCGATTGGCCAAATCTTTCAGACCAAGGTGATGGTACAGAACTTAGGTATAAAAGATTTACAAATCCGGTTTATGGTAATAGTATAAGTAATCATCGTACGGACTATTGTAATGTTGCAAAATATGGCTATACCAATGCAAATGGTGAACCTCATTATTATATTGTTGCAAATTCATATAATTGTAGAATGTATCTTCCTTCTGGATATGATACGACACAGAACGTTCAAGTTATCGGAAAGCTTATAACTCCCATCCACATTCCCATCCCTGCCAAAGACATGAAAGCCTTCCTCGACCACAATAATTTCTGGTCGGATGTGAATGATGTGACTGAGGTAACGTATCCTATCACTGAGTCAAAGGATATTCTTGCCACTCGTAAACGAGCAATCACATTTGATCATGCACATCATAAAAAGGTTAAGTGGAACCAATGGGCGAAAGAAGTTTCAAGTTTGAATTGGAGAGCGTATAATACAACTTATGCGTCATTAACTTTTAATAATGGAGTTGGAACACGCACCACGCTGTCAGATGTATCACAATCATATACCGATGCTGTGCGTTCTATTAATGAATGCGCATTCAATAAAGATCATAAATACTATATTCAGCAAGATCTGAAAGCTTCTAAAACAAAGAACTATGTAACAATAATAGGCAGTGGATGGAAAGGACAGCATTTAGTTAATGCAGACACGTGGACAACAATTAAATCAATTGGAAATCCAAATGCTGCCGATGATGGAAAAATTTTGCCGATTTGGGCTTGTTATTCCGGAAATACATACTCTTTGACTGGGGAGACTTGTCAATTTAAGAATACGATGTTTATTGACCTCACTCAAATGTTCGGCGTTGGTAATGAACCAGTCACAGTCGAAGAATTCGAACGTATTTGTGCTATTAATAATATCAATTTAACTACTTATCAGCCATATGATGAAGGCTCTGATAGATGGCTGATTATACCTTAAAGGAGGATTTAATTATGGCAAGACTTATTTTAATCGTTAATGCAACTCAGGTGGTCACTTCTACGGCTAATCCGTATGGCATTCTGTCTGTTGTTAGTGGGTATCCGAAGACTTTTGACAGCAAAGACTATAACAATGATGTCGGCTTAACCCTCAAGATGGCAAAGGCTGATTACTTTAAGAAGCTTGGCGCGAACTATGAGGACACCAATCCTGCTCGTGTTATGACGACCGTCACGCTGACTGCTGCTGATGGTCGGGACATCATGCATGAGTCTGTTGGCGAGCTTCCTGTTCCCATTCCGGAACCCGAACCCGAAGAGGAACCTGAAACTCCTACCGAAGGCGAATAAAATCAAAATGGAAGTCTAAATCACAATTTTATGCAGAGTAGCTCATGCAATGAAACGTCTGGTGAAGACATTGCATGTTGGAGAAATGCATAAATGAATATTTTAAGACGTATGGGCCAGCGTCTATAAACAAATGGCCTTCTCCTTTTGCTATCTAGAAAGCCGTCTTAGCGGCCGCGAACTGGATATTTTCAGAAGATGGTTTTCTTGATAAATATTATATGAATCGAGGAAATCTTACCATGACTGAAGGTAATGGTCTCAATCTTTCAATGCCCGTAGCTCCGACCAGTTTCGGAGGTGGATACGGCGATGGTATGTTTGGCGGGAACGGTGCTTGGTGGATTATTATTCTGCTGGCTGTTCTTGGCTGGGGAAATGGATTTGGTGGTTTTGGCAACAACGGTGCTGGAGTTGGCTCTGAAGTCCAGCGCGGGTTTGATCAGAGTGCCGTTATTAGTGGCATCAATGGCGTTCAGTCCTCTATTTCTAATGGGTTTGCTCAGGCTGAGATCGCTGCCAATAGCCGTCAGATGGCGGATATGAATCAGATGTTCTCCTTACAGTCTTCTATGCAGACCTGTTGTTGCGAAAACCGTGCAGCCACAGCTGATCTGAAGTATACAATTGCTAACGAAGCTTGCAACAATCGTCAGGCTCTGGCACAGTCCACACAGAGGATCCTTGATCAGATGTGTCAGGACAAGATCGATGCTAAGAACGAAAAGATTGCTGATCTGGAGCGTCAGCTCACGATGGCGAATCTTGCCGCGTCTCAGAATGCTCAGACTGCAACTATTCTGGCGAACAACGAGGCTCAGACCACTGCTCTCGAACGGTATCTGGCGCCTACGCCTGTCCCGGCGTATATGGTCCAGAATCCGAATTGCTGTGGCACGAGCTTTGGTTGCTGCTGCGGAGCAAATTAATATAACAGATCATACATGAGAGTCATTGGGCTGGTACTAATGGTGACTTTTTTGTTTCGTTCCATGAACGATATTGATTGGAGGAAAACTTAAAATGGTTGAATTTGGATACAATGAAGTACAAACATTGTCTCCTGGTGCAGCCGCTATACTTGAAAATATTAGGCCGTGTTCTAAACGTCCGCAGAGGGTCGTGCATGACAATCTTACTCCGAATATTACACTTCGGGGTATTGTTGCTAATCCTTGCTGTGGCAATGCACAGTATAATGTCAGATATAGCGGAAATATTGCTGTAGCAGAAGGCGGAACTGCTGGTGAAATTCAGCTTGCGTTAAGTGTCAATGGCTATGCCAGGCCGTTAACAATTGCTGCTGCTACACCGGCTGCTGTTGGCGAATACTGGCACGTTAGTGGTGATGCTACTATCGATGTTCCAGTTGGCTGCTGCACAACTGTAACGGTGATAAACGCCTCGGTGTCCGACACTCCGGCTACAACTCCCGCGCCAACGGTTGCGGTTCGCAATCTTAATGTCGACGTCACAAGGTTGGCATAAGGAGGAATGAAAATGAAAGAGTTTGATAATCTTAGAAGGGTAGCTATTAACGAGCTCAAGAAGCTCAATGCTGCTTATGCCAATAAGAATGAATTCGAGGAATCGGATGCTAAAAAGTTCGACTGCCTTTCACATGGGCTCAAATGTCTTTTAACAGCTGAGGCTATGCTTGAAGCAGAAGAGTATGAAGATTCCGGCGTATCTGGACGTCGTGGTCGTGGTGCAGATGGAAGATACGTCAGTAGAGACGGCTATATGGAAGGATACGATAGAGGGTATTCTGAAGCTATGAGTCAGAAATCAAATAATGATTCATATGCCAATGGCTTCAATAATGGCTACTCCGAGGCTATGAATGCTAGTGGCCATAATATGCCCATGCCGTATCCGGCAAGGCAGCGTTGGTGAGACATACGCGTATAAAACATACGCAAAGATGAGAAGGAAGTAAAATGCATCCTTCTCGATTTTTCGGATTGACTTGAATTGCAATCTGAGTATATCCACCAACTCGAAGCCGGAGATTAGGCTATAACTAGAATTATTAGTTAATTTATGATGGATCGATTACTCAGGCAATTCAATTAAATCAAAATGGAAGTGCTTTATTCGGAGAAGTCCTTAATAATCCAGCCATACAAATTTCATAGTCAACAACTAAGCATCTAGATCTATGCCATAGACACGCAATTACTTAAATACATTGGGAAACCATGTCTCGTGCATGTATTTATGTAGCTTCGTCTTTGTTCATCTTATGGATTATTTTGGCGGGAAACAGGAACGACGTCGGTGGGGACGCTGTTATAAAGCACTTTCATTCTTTTTATTGTCCACTAGCCCAATCGGTGAGAGCACCTGTCTTATAAGCAGTTGGTTCTGGGTTCGAGTCCCAGGTGGACAACTTATATTCAAGCCGGTGATGACAGATGTTAACTTTTCCTCCTTGCCTCCTTTTGACAGTTCCCGCTCATCATGATAGAATGACATCTGTTTGGTATTATTGGGTTCGAATCCCGACATCGGCAAGGGAGAGTTGATTATGCGGAGTGGTGCCCGTGTGAAAAACTCTTCCTTTCTTTTTTTTCGCATCATAAACATGCCTTTTAGTGGAGGAAATAATAAAGGAGGTATTATTATGTACGCCATTATGTGTAAAATCTACAAAGAAGGAAAACATTCAAAAGAGTGGTACGAAAATCGTGGATTGAAACCGATTGAAACTAAGCTTACCGATGCTCTGGTGATTGCTATTCGAAAAGATTATAAAGTTTGTCAAGACTGGCTTAGATGGGATTTAAGGAATCACATTGACAGTCTCAGCTCTATTTTCGGTGGCAACTGGGAACGAGGGATCGATAGCAATGAGAATCATGTAAATATGATCCAGAATATGACCAACGATGAGATGAATTTTGATTTTCAAATAAGGAGATATTACTATATACAGTACGTAAAGGATAGTTAATTAATACTCCTCCAAAAGATTGCTCGTGTAAAACACACGGGCTTTCTTTTTTTTCGCTTAAGAAACATCTTCTTAAATAGGAGGTGTTAAAAATGTATAAACCAATATTCAGAACCACAAAACTGTTTGATGGGAGTACGCTTATTGACATCGGAGATTGCGAAGATCCGGATTATGGATTAATGGAGGTGCATTTCGGCGTTTGCATTAAGCCTGAATCTGCTATGATGATATTTTTAAATCATCATACAAAAGAACGGATTATCTTCGTGGGAACCAGTGAAACTGGGAGAACCATGAAGCTTAGTCAGTATTCATATGATGTGTTTTATGTCAGAGGCAGACAGGACGATTACAAAGTTAAGAAAGGTGTGCACTTCACCGATCCAGCAAAAGGGACGACATATAAGCAGTTTCTGACAAAAGCGTTACTTCGAGCAGCAGAGGAACTGGAGAAAGAATACGGTTTAGGATGGATAACATTCTAAAAAGGAACGCTCGTGTAAAACACACGGGCTTTCTTTTTCGCTTAAGGAACATGCTACTTAAGGGAACTAAATTTAAAGGAGGTTTTTACATGAATATTCTGGAAATTTTAGGATCTATTGGTGGGACTTTATACCTTATTGGGTATATTATGCGGTGCGTAAAAGATTATTCAAGATGGTGCAAAAAATATGTCGAAATGAAGAAATTTTATGAAAAAGAGCATGACAAAAAACAAGTGACAAAGATCCCTATGGGATTCAAAACTGATGAAGAAAGGAAAGAAATTGAGAATAAGTTTAGATCTTAAAAGATTCGCCACAAACGTGGCGTTTCTTTTTTTTTTTCGCTTAGAAAACATTCCTTTTAATGGAGGTTAAATCCAAATCAAAATGGAAGGGGATTTGAAAAAATGGAAAAAACTAATATGAAATACAGCGTTATATCACATGGTTTTATACCTGGAGAAAACATTAGTATTGACGAATTTGAGCGCGTTAAAGATGATTTTTTGAATTCATATGCAAACTATAATGCTATTTTGTGTAATAATTTCGAATCGTTCAAAAAAACGTGGAACAAGTTTGAAGAGCTAAGAAAGACAGGCGATATGCTACTAACCAGCATGGCTGCTCGTCTTATAGGCCTTTCTAAAGATTCCACATTTGAGGACTATTTAGATCGAAATAGAGAGCTTATTATTTCACAAATCAATAAACGCATTCCTATGGATGTCGAGATTTATGTTTTCAAAAAAGGTAACGATACTATGTATGCTGGTAAATTTAAGGATCATCCAGATTGGATAATTGAGCCAGTGGTTGTTTTCGAATAACCTCCAAAGACGGTTGTCCAATAAACTTGGACTTCCGTTTTTTTCTTTCGCATGTTAAACATGGCTAATAATGAAGGAGGTATACTGTCATGAGTATTATATTTGGAATTGTGGCATATGTTATATCGGGTTTTATTATGAGGCACTTTGTACGAACCTACATAAGAGAGCTTCAGATGAAGTGTTGGCAGATGAAAGATCCTGGTTATGATCTATTCATCTATATTAACAAATCATCTGAAGTAGGCTATTATATCGCAATGTTCGTATGCGGGGCTTTATGGCCAATAACCGATATAGCATCGGTACTGCATGCTGAATGGGTATATTCAAAGAAAGTAGAAAAATTCAAAGGAGAAAGAGCCGCATGAACAATGCGGTTTCTTTTTTTTTTCGCGTCTGGAACATGCCAAATAATGGAAAGGAGGAATTATTATGTTTAACCATTATGTTAAAAAAGATTTGGCACCAAATGAAGCTACGAATCTTGTAAAACGGGCTTTTGACATGACGCATAATATGAGGATTGCACCAGCCATATTATGTATCGATAGTGATAAAGTCTGGGATGAAGAACAAATAGAATGGAAGGTGACAAAGAAACGGGTTAATGTTTACGGTTATTTCTATGATGACGAATCCGAGATTGCTAAAAAATTATCTCAAGTATTTGACTTGACGTCGTCATTTTAACATGGCGACGTTTTTTTTATCTCGCGCAATCAACATGCATAATAATGGAGAGGATGAACTGTATTAAAGGAGGATGTAAATTATGTTTACTGTTATTTTTGTACATGCAATGTTCTGGGTTGGTGTATATGAAACTACAAAGAAAGTTGTTATACCCACAGCGGAAAAACTTGTTAATAATATGAAAAAAGGAAAAACAGAAGTTATCGATGTTAATAGATAATTCTCTCCATAAATGGTCGTCCAATAAACTTGGACTTCCATTTTTTCGCGTGCTAAACATGTCTAATAATGGGAACTAAATTATTAAAAGGAGGTTTTACAATGTGGTGGAAAGTTTTGACAGCAGCTATACTAGGTTGCATTTCTGGCATGTGCATTATGCATAAGAGGGATATGGCTGATATAGAATATGCTTTAAGCGCTGTGAGAAAAGCAGAGGTACTCGTTAAAGAGCAGCAGCAATTGAACGAGGAAATTCTGACAGGAGTTGAGCAGATGATGAAAGAGACACTTAGCATGGCAACTGCTAGTGAACCATGTATAAATGCTATCAATCGTTTGCATGCCATGTTGAATAACATTGGTGAATAATTTGATTTTCGAAATAAGAAGTAGAAGTAAATAAAACTTTTGCTTCTTATTTTCGCGCTAAAAGTATCTTAAAAATGAAGGCTGGTTATCTAATAAACTCGCGCACTAAACATGGAATAAAATGAAGAGGATTAAACATCCTCTTACATTTTTAGGAGGCGAGTTTATGGTATTCGATTATGACCAAATCATCATTCAAGAGGGGGAGTTTACTTGTGATGAAGTATTCATTGTCGCACTTTGTCGTCTTATGAATTCATCGATAAAGATCATCATTTCAAATGACATGGCAAAGCATTTAAAGAATGCTAGTAACATTTTTGAGAAACCATATGTTTGTACACGTCATGGCGATACATTTCGTGCTTTTTGGTCTTCATATGGAGAAAGACTGTGCAAAACAAAAGAGGCATATGAAAAAATTAGAGACGGATTCGCATATGTATTGTCAAGCGAGCTTGATGATAAGAACTTGCTAGTATGGTCAATTGAGGAAATGAATGCTTTGCCAGATACGAAAGAAACCGCATACATCGCATTCCATAGAGCTGTAATGGTCGCTTCGATGATTCTTTATTCACAGATACAGAAGGCCGATTACGATATGCAGAACAAATGAATATTTGTTATAAGCGTTGAATTTATTGGCTTTTCTGGTTTTGAACAAATCAAAATGGAAGTTTATATGTCACTTTTCTACTAAAAATGGACCCCAAGTAATCCTCGGAGCCCTTGTACACCATTAGGGACTCGAACCCTAGACACCCTGATTAAGAGATAAGGTGTCTGCATATTTATGCAAAAACAAAAAAAAAATCTAATATATAAAGGAGGTATGCGGGTTGAGTATGTATATCCGATCGAAAGGTGATGTTCAATGGGAGGAATATTAACATTTATTGGTTTAGCAATCGCGGCGTTCATATTCGGATGCCTGTTTGAAATAATGTCTGGTAATTAAAGGAGGCACAATCTAATGGAGATAACTGAAATTTATATGATCTTTACATCTGCGTTTTTATTATCGATCTTAATGCTGTTGAAACTGATTTTAGATAAGCTTGCATTGCTAGAAAAATCAGGAATTCGATGCCCGATGAAACCGGAAAGACTAAGACGACATTCTTATGAGGGGTATGTTGGTGATTGTCCAGAATGCAAAAGAGTAGTAAGATTTGCTCAAAAGTATTGCCATAATTGTACACAGAGACTTGACTGGAGTGATGTCATTGATATGGCGCGGAAAGAAGATGGCAAAGATGACAAATAAAAAGCAAAAGCCAAGCATTGTTGACTGGGGAATCTATAATAGCATTCCTCCAGGAGAATACATTGTTCTAAAGCGATTATTTGAAGAAATAAACAAGAAATATGAGGAATCTACACTTGGGCCAAGCGAATTTATTAAAAGTTTGAATTTAACAGACCAGCAAAAACACGCTTTGATGTCCATAGGAGTAAAGTGGCAATACTTATAAAATCAAAATGGAAGTCGTGTTTCGAACATTGGCTTCCGTTTTTCGCGTAAGGAACACGTTTGATAATGAGGGGGATGTAGAATAACGTCCTCCTTAATTTTTTAGGAGGGTTCAAAAATGGAGGAAAAGTTTAAAGAATGTAGGATATACTTTGACACTCTTGCTGCATTATTGAAGCCGCTTGGTTATGAGGTTGTGGCAAGTTGCAATGCTGACCTTAGCGCGTATTTGGTCCCCGCTGGGACAAAAGATCAGATCACGTATTATGGAAAGCCGGAGCTCAGTTTCAGAGTGAGTGATCATTGGAACTGGTATAGCAATCTTAAAAAGTGCTCTGACCCAAATGAGGTTCAGTGCTGGAGCGAGGATGTCGCGAGTCCAAGAAAACGTGACATTAAAGAACCGAATAAGGCAACAAAACCACGTCATGCTTGTCAGGTTGCTTTTTATGGACAGGATCATCGTTATCATTGTATTTTTGGAGAAAAATTTGTTTGGCCAGGTAATCATTACATTTGGTACAAAGAACCAGTTATGGGAATTGTAGAAATGATAAAAGATCGCATGAGTGGAGGAAATGAAAATGAATAAGTTAGTTATTATTGCTGCTGGCGCAGTCGTTACAGCCGTCTCTTCTGTCGTAGTTAGCGTCTATACTACAGTAAGGGCAAATCACATTCTTAAGAAGCTCAACAATAGCATGTGCGATCTTGAGGCAACCAGCGAAAGCAAAATTACAGATACCATGCTTCAGGCAGCAGTTCGTAAATCTGCGAATTCTAAAGTGGATGACTATCTTCAGAACGTTCATGATGATGTTGTGTCTGATGCCTCTAAACAGCTTAAAGCAGAGGCTAAGAAAGCAGTTGAAAGCTGCGCTAATTCCATTCGTGATGATGCTGCATCAAAGATTCAGGATCAGGTCAATAGCCTTGATATTGAAGAGCTCAAAAAGCGCATTTGCAACCAGGCAGAGAAAACGGCTCTTCGTAAGCTTGATGGTTGCCTTGATTCGACTTTGGATAAATTCAAAAAACAGCTAGAGCATGATCGTACGGTGTATGCTAGTGCATATAAATTAGCAGTAGATGACGATGATGTTCATGTCGTTTTTATTTGAGAATACGAGGTGCGATAAGGGGTGATCGTTGTAGTCACCTCTTATTTTTTAGGAGGTGTAATGGTGCTTTATATTTATGTCAAACTCCACAGATTGGCGAAGTGTATGGTTATTCATGAAAAGAAGCTGATCGATAGAGCAGAGTATTATATTAACGGAGACAAAATAAAGTCTGCAAAATGGTGTCTTTTCCGTTCAAAGTGCTCGGATATTGTTTCTAGTTTTATTATAAGGTTTATTGGGAGGAGACTAAAATCTAATGAGCAAGAATAAGTTTGGAAAATGCCCATGGTGTGAGTGCGAGAATACGGAATTATATTTTTCTGTAGGAATCATAAAAGGCGTACTCTGGACAAAATGGATTTGTGAAGCATGCAGGAATATGCGAAAAATGGAGGGAAAATGATATGTCTAAATATTTCAAGCCCCTTCCCGAGAAATATCCAAATCTTTACTATAATGAAGATGTTCCAAACGTATTTATGATACCAAAAGGGTATTGCCGAAATGTTGTCTGGTATAAAAAAGATGAAAATGGAAAAGATATTGCTATATTAGGGACAGCATTTTCCGATAAAAAGCGTCAATTAGGACCGATTGATGATTCCGAAAGTCTCGATGAAAAATGGACCTTTACTATGTTGCAAGGATTTGAAGATCCTGAGCAAATCGTATCTTTGATTACTATTTTAACAAAAGCGGCTATAAGACTTCATGAACTTCAATCTAAGGAGGCAAAAGAGAATGAAGTATGATGGGACAAATTTAAAAGAGGTTCTTGAGGGTCATAAAGAATGGTTAAGTCGTCCATCGCTTGATAGGGATGATTATCTGATAGCAGATTTTTCAAATTGTGATATCGAGAATGTGAATTTTACAGGTGTTAATCTTTCACATGCTGATTTTTCAAATTCGACCCTTCGTAATGTCACAATCGATATGTCTTATTTTGAAGACACTATTTTTTGTGGGGCCTCATTTATCAATGTAAAAATAAACAGGTCCATGTTTATAGGTGCAAATTTTAGTAACACTATCGGATTAATAGGAACCGTAAATTATGTATACGAATCCATATTCCGTAAATGCTATTTTATCGAAGCTCAGCTAATTGGTAGTACTTGGGATCATGTCACGATCTTGAGTTGCCAATTAGATAATGTCGATTTGAATCATTCTATAATAAACGATTCTATCATATGCGATTCCTGTTTCGATGGCGCTTATTTTTGTGGGACTGGAATTTTTTATACATGTATCGATTATACTAGCTTCCGTTCTGCTAATTTAGAGGATACCGATTTATCAACTTCTCATTTCGGCAAAAATGTTTACCTTGATTCTACTACTAAAAAAGAAATGGCATCTTTACCTTACATTCCATTAGCATGTCCAGATACAGGTAGATTTATAGCATGGAAGGCTTGCAAATCGGACGTTGGCCCGATAATCGTAAAATTACTTATTCCGGAAGATAGTAAGAGGTCATCTTCGACTGGTAGAAAATGCCGCGCTGAAAAGGCTGAGGTGCTAGAGTTTCAATCCCTTACTGGTGAAAGATTAGATTATCCGCATGGCCCTTTAAAAACTGCAGAGTCATCATTCGATCCAAAATTTGTTTATAGGCCTGGCGAAATTATTACGCCGACTAATGATTTTTGTGAAGACCGGTTCCAGGAATGCGCTGGTGGAATTCACTTCTTTATCGACAGGGGAGAAGCTGTGCGTTATTCGGAATGCTTGTAAAAGGAAGTAAAAGAGGATGATAAAGGCAATTAGAAGATTTTTCAACAAGATTTGTTGCCTGCATGATTACGTTCGTCCGAATGTATTAGAACATGGCAGTTTTTCAAGCTGTTTCTTTGTTTGCAGGAAATGTGGGAAGAAATCACTTTACATGGAATAAATGAAGTAAGGAGGAAACGAAAATGATTAATTTTCCCATTTATTTTAGCAATCTCAATGAAGAAACTCAGAAACGGTTACTCAAAGCTGTTGGTGCGGAAGATCCGTCTGAAATGAATTGGGATATGGATATTTTGCCAATTGCTGAACTTGAATTTGAGGATAAAGACGATGAATTACAGGAAATATGAGCATATCCTATGAAAAACAGCAGAAAAGGAGGAATTATATTTGTCAGCTAAAAGTAAATTTGGTATTTTCTTAACCATTTTGGCTGGTGGAGGATTCATTTATACGATATTTCTTACAGCCAAAAAAGCACCAGAGGCAAAGGAGGCAAAAGAAAAAGCTTTGGCTGATAAACGTGAGCAAACAGGTGATGAAAATGCGCAACTCACATTTATGGAGTCAACCAAAGCGCAATTACCTTGTTATATTCCGGTCATAGCTACGTCTGCTGCTACGATTGGAAGCATTATAGGGTCTCAGATATTGCCCCAAGGAGCATATAAAGACATAAAAAAACTCCATGATACCTATAAAGATATTTCAACCAAGATCAACGGTCCTCAAGGTGAAAAATTAATTGATGCTATGGTTAACCAGAAGTTGACGCCGAGTACGGACGACAGTGCACTGAAGACGTTTGTGCTTAACTTTAATGATCAGAATATTATATTTGAAGCCAGTGAATTACAGGTTATGATGGCAGAATATGATACGAACAGGTTTTTTAAAGGAACCGGCGATATAACTTTTAATCAGATGCTTCAATTATTTAAATTGAATCAAGTGGACCGTGGCGATGAATTCGGATGGGATGAGTTGCTTGGAGAAACATTCTATGGATATTCATGGATCGATTTTACGCATAGAAATGGAATGCTAAATGGCAAGCCTGTTATATTTATAGAATTTCCATTCTCTTTCCATACTTTTTCTGAAGAAGATGTCGAAATAGAAGACGAGGACCATGGCATATTTGGAGACAAATGATCTACGCGTAAAAAACACATTGTATAGTGCAGAGGAGAGGACTTAAAGTCTTCTCCTTTATTTTTTCTTTGCGAAGGAAAAGAGCAGTATAGAGGCGAAAAGCAAAGGAAAAGCGTTGCAAAGAAACGAAAGGAAATGCTAAAGAATTGAATGGCTCGTAAGCGCAAAGCTCCGAAATGGAATGGCGTCGAACGGAATCGCCGTGTTGTGCCATGAAAAGCAAAAGAGATGCAGAGAATTGTTTGGCGATGGAAAGGAATAGAGATGCTTAGAAATGCTAAAGAATTGAATTGAGTTGTTTGGCGATGGAACAGCGGGGCGTAGACATGATATGATATGAGGTGCTATGCAAGGAAAAAGAAGTGAATAGAAACGAATTTCCAAGCGACGGAAAGGCGGATCGAGGAGAAGCGATGCTATGGAAAAGCAAATCGTGGGTAGAGACGAAAAGCAAAGGAAATGCGAGGATAGCAAAGAAAAGAATGGCCAAGGAAAAGAAAGGAAGAGCTGAGCGTAGAGACGAAAAGCAAAGGAGAAGCAGGGCAGGGAATTGATCGGCAAGTCGTTGCTAAGGAAGAGCGGAGTGATGAAACGCAAAGGAATTGCTTAGACACGAAGGGAACTGCCAAGGAACTGCAAAGAGAGGCTTTGCTGTGGAAAGGAAACGAATCACAATGCGTTGGAATGGCGGTGTTGTGACTGGAATCAAACAGCGAAGGAAGAGCGAGGAGATGCCGTGCAAGGCTAAAGAAAAGCTTGTATTGGCCAGGAAGAGCAATGGAAAGGATACACACCGAGAAGCGATGGAAAGGCTTGGAACAGTAACGATAAGCAACGGAATGGAACTGCAGAAAATGGCCAAGCTATGGATCAGAAAAGCGCAGCGTGGAATGGTTTGATCACGCGTAAAAAACACAGTTGTAAATGAGAGAGATGTTAATTTAACGTCTCTCTTATATTTTTCAAAACCTATTTTTAAGGAGGAAAAGGGAAATGGTAACACTTACTGTAAAGATGACATTCGACGAGGAAGTACTCGGAACTGCATCTGGCAACCCCGATCTGCATAAGGAGTATATTGCGAGCAAAGCTCCTGATGCACAAAGCATGGAAGAAGAAGTCGCCGCAATCGGCACCGAAGGCGTCTTTGAAAAGTCCATGACTGTTTTCCCTCGCGACACTGATGGAAATCCCATAGTGTTCAACTATCAGCTCAAGGGATTATTTAAGGACGCATTTAGTTTCCTTAAGAAGATTCCTGGAACTGAGTGCGGAAAGATTAAGGCCTATAAGAAAGAGATTGATGGCCTTATTTTCGTACAGCCTCGAATGATTCCGATTGATCTGAATGGCGGAGAAATCGGACAGTGCACAAGACCGCTTCGTGCTCAGACTGCTCAGGGCGAACGGGTTGCTCTGGCTACGAGCGAGACAATTCCTGCTGGAAGTAGCATTACTTTCAAAATTAAGATGCTCACTGATAATCATGAGAAGCCGATTATCGAAGCTCTTAATTATGGAGCCGATCGTGGATTTGGACAGTGGAGAAACTCTGGAAAAGGGATTTACCACTTTGAAATTCTCGATCGTAAGCAGGAGCCCTATACTTGATATTTTATGAGCAGTTGAAGAGAGACATCCTTTCCTGCGGGCGACAACACAGGGTTAGGCTGCTCATAAGATATATTCTGTCCAGAAGAGTTTTAAATATTCTCTTCTGGATTTTTTATGCGCTTATGGCGGAATGGCAGACGCCAGGGACTTAAAATCCCTTGTCTGTATAGACGTGTGGGTTCGAGTCCCACTAAGCGCACTTGACGGAACTGTAGAGAACGGATACTTCGAACTGCTAATTTGACTTTATGTTACCCGTTCTCGCTTTTGTCCGTCATTCCATTAAGCCGAACTGTAGAAAACAGTTACTTCGAATTCGGGATTTGATATTGTTCCGTTTTCGCTTTTTGTCGGCTTTTATTTGGTAATAAATGGCATTGTAGATAATGGTTACTTCGATTATATAAAATAGACTGCAACTCTATTAATCTCACCATTATCGTTTTTATCCATTTATTATATTTCCCATTCATTGGCGAGAAGATGCGCTTCTCTCGCCAAACACCTCCTTTTGACGGTCTATATACGGACATTAGACTGTCACACCCCTCTTCAGGGCAGAACTGTAAATAGCAGCTACTTCGATTTAATAAGTACAAACCTCCAACCCAGGTTTCCTAACTGTTATCTGCTATTGATTTTGTCTGCCCTTTTCTTAAGAAATTAAGCCGTATTGTAAAAAACAGTTACTTCGCTGTTAACGACGTGGTCATAGGTTCGAATCCTATTCAGGATCTGGTAACAGTTTCTGATAGCTCAGCTGGACAGAGCACGAAAAATACTGTTTTTGATTTTATCGGCTTAATTATATATTCCGGTAATAAACCGTATTGTAGAAAATGGATACTTCGGTTCGAATCCTACTTACGACATTCTCGTATGGTGCTATTGGTTGCACAAGTGTAAACTCCATTTTCGCTTTTATCGGTTTATTATATTTTGTTTCCAAGCCGAACTGTAATATGCAGTTACTTCGATCATTTTATGTCATAGGTTCAAATCCTATTTTAGCAAAAGCTAAATAGCTCAAGTGGTAGAGCGAAAACCTTCCTAGAATACTGCGTATGCTTTTGTCGGCTTATGGAAACATTACTTTGTCTCAATAAGAAAGGAGAACTGTTATGTCTAAGTTCAACAACGAAGCGACCATTAAAACGACCAACCATTCCGGCAATACTGCGTATGCTATGCCCGATAAGGACAAGCTTGTTACGCAGGTCCTCACCTCATTCTTTAATGAGGAAAAGTTCTATGGCGACAACTCTGACGAGATCATTGAGACCTTAAAAGCGGTCATCAAAGATGATCCGGAATTCGTCTCCAATCTGGCAGTCTTCGCTCGCCGTGAGTTCAATATGAGGTCTATTTCTCATGTCCTGACCAGCTATCTGGCCAATGCTCCGGAAGGCAAACCTTATGTTAAGAAGACTGTTAAGGGCGTCGTTCTTCGCGGAGATGATGTGACTGAGATTCTGTCTTATTACATCAATACATTCGGAAAGCCTATTCCGAATAGCCTCCGTAGAGGTCTCCGTGATATTCTCTCCAGTCCGAAATTCGATGCTTATACCCTGGCCAAGTATAAGGGTGAAGGCAAGAGTTTCAAAATGAGAGATGCTATTTGTCTTTGCCGGCCGAATCCCAAAGATGAACAGCAATCAGCTAACTTCAAGAAACTTCTTGAGGGAACTCTTGAGACTCCTTATACCTGGGAGACCGAACTTTCTGCTCGTGGAAACACGAAAGATGTTTGGCAAGAACTGATTGCTTCTGGCAAAGTCGGTTACATGGCACTCCTTCGCAATATGCGGAATATTCTGTCTGCCGATCCTAGTAACCTGGATGAGTATCTGAAGAAGATCGCTGATCCGCAGGCTGTTAAGAATAGTAAGCAGCTTCCTTTCCGGTTCCTGTCTGCTTTTATAGCTAATGCAAACGCAGGCTCTAAGGTTCTTGATGCTCTCGAAGATGCTGCTGAAGCATCCATTGAGAACATTGAGAGAATTCCTGGAAAGACAGTGATCGCTATTGACTGCTCTGGTTCGATGAGCTATCAGACAATCAGCGAGAAATCCGATGTTCATCCGAAAGATATTGCCATGCTTCTCGGATTGATTGCAAATAAAATCTGCGACGATTCAATCGTAGTTTTATTTGACTATCGGGTTCAGCAGATGGCAGTGTCGACAAGATCTGGGATTCTTCAGACTGCCTATTCTTCCCATTTTGGAGGAGGCGGAACCGATATGTATCTGCCATTTTACTATCTGCTTGATAAAAATATTAAGTGCGATAGAATGATCATCCTATCTGATAACGAGTGTAATACTCGTAGTCATTGGCATAATAGGCGGCTGATACAGGAAAGCGCTGTACAATCTGCTGCTGATGAATATCGGAGGGAGACTGGAAATGATATTTGGGTTCATGCCGTAGACCTTATGGGCTATGGCACTCAGCAGTTCGCTGGTCATAAGACAAATATTATTGCCGGTTGGTCTGAGAAGGTTTTCCAGTTCATCAATTTAGCTGAACAAGGAACCGGATCCATGGTAAAGCATATCAAGGAGTATTCCTGGTAAGAAATAATTGCGGGGTGGGATTAATTTCTCATCCCGCATTATATTTTTATTTTTTAAGAGAGGGGAAAACAAAATGCCTACTGAATGGACTGACTACATTGAAGCAGATGGACAACAAAAAATGTACAGGTGTCAAAAATGTGGAAAGACAAAAGCAACTATGAAAAGAAGGTTTGTTAATGAGCCTTCGGGGTCTCACAAGGAATATCAAATAGTATGTCCTTGTGGAAACAAGGGATCTGTTCACTGGAGTAGATTGCTAGCCGAACGAGTTTTTGAAGTTGATGGAAGGGATTGATATTTGTGAGCAAAGCGATTAAATGCGATCGATGTGGATTGTTTTTTGTTCCAGATGACGCACACGGCGAATACGTTCATATCGACGATGTCTTATACAAAAATGTTCGCTTTGGTGCGGACAAAAGTAATACGTGTGTAAGACAGGAAACTTTTGGCGATCTTTGTCCAAAGTGCACACTTGATTTCAAAAGATTTTGTTCAGGGGTCGAAGTTGTCAACAAGAAACTATTTGACGATTTGAAAAAAGATTATGATGCTTTGCTTGAAGAAAAGGAGCGATTAGAGAATGCACAAAAAAGTAATGGCTTTTCTTATAGCGATACTCCTCTTGCTGACGTTTTCGAACGTCTCATGTTCAGAAAGCCTCCAACAGAACCAGATAAACCAGACGAATGATTATATTCCGGTTATTGTCCAGGCTAGCCTGTTGAATGGCAGGATTTCGCCAAGCAAGAAATCCGATGCCATAGCTTTCTTTGATAGAAATGATGTGCTGCAGGCTACGGGCGAGTGGTCGGAAGATCATCATTGGATTGAGATTGTTGGTGGAGAAACCGGTTGTGTATGGGTTTATGCCGATTACGTAAACGAGATCGATTATTCATTTCTTGTATGGAATGTAGATTATAACAAAGTGAAAATACGATCTCGTCCGATTGATGGTAAAATAGTTGGATATTTAAAAAGAGATCGATCTATTGAAATTACTCAAGTTCTCATGGGCTGGGGACGATGTAGTAAAGGATGGATCAATCTCGATTTAGTAGAGGAAAATGTATAATGGAGCATAAGTATGAAATAAAGAGAATCGAGGATCTGTCATATTCTGTATACAAAGATGATATTTGTATCGGCAATAAGCCTAATGTTAAAGAGGCCTCTCAAATGTTAGTTGAGCAAATAGCAAATGACAGAAACGCAGATGAACTCGCGCAAGAAGCATCTTCCTAAATAGGAAAGGAGGATGACTATGGGAATTGGTATCGTTATTCTAGTATTATTCCTTATATTTCATCAAGGATTAGAATCTGTAATTAACGAAATCCGATCATGGTTTACTAAAAATGATAAAGACTAGGAACAACTCCTGGTCTTTTTTCATTAAAACAAATTATATTTTTGAGGAGGAAATTTTATGAGTTCCGTAGTTCTTAGTGTTTTCAAAAACCAGCGCATTGATGTTACTGCGCAGATGAAAGATGCTGATGAAATCTTAAGGATTTTCAGGGAGCACCACATCAAATTCGACAAAAAGTTCACATCTATGAATCCTAAAGGACCCAGCACTATCACGTTTAAAGGTCTGAAAGCAATGAATACGCATAATGATATCACCAATATGATGGTGGCGATGCATGAGCTTGCTTCTACAGACGTAATCGGGAATGTGTACGTTCGGTTCACAAGCTTCAATAAAGCAAAGAAGAAAGAAGAAGCTGAACCGGATCTGCCTGAAAACGAGAATAAAGATATTTCTGATGAGGCTACGCCTTGAAAAATTCAAGGAGGAGCAAATGATAACCGTAATTCATTACTCAAATAGAGATCCAGAAGTGCATTTCGATGCATCTAATAATACGGAAAAAAGAATTTTAAACAAAATTAAAAGCGCTGGTTATAAAGTTGAACGTTCGTCAAGTGAAGAATGGCCAGGTCAAGATAATCCCAAGTATGCAGTTCATCATTGGGAAGCAAAGAGGTGATTCCAATGAGACTACGCCTTGAAAACATCCTTTATATGAAGAGGGTTAACAACTCAATAATAAGGAGGGTGTTATCATGATTAAACAATTTTTGGAAAAGGTTAGAGGAACTGTAAGGAAATTATGGTCTGGAAGTGATGTGAAACCTGTTAAGGTTACAGTAAAAGATCTCCAGCAAAATGTTTTAAGAATACAGGAAGGACTCAAAAAGATTCAAAAAAGAATAGAAGAACAAAACAGTAGGATTGAAAAGCAAGAAATTTTAGTTGCTGACTTAACTGCAAAATGTTCCGAAGCTAGAGCTAAATCTGTTAACTATACAAGCAAAATCGCAGATGACGGATCTATTCTTATTGATCGTCTTGTACCTAGTAAAGAAGAAATGGTTGCTGAACGCAATTTAAGAAATGCTAGGGGCGATCTAGAGGAAATGAAAAAAGATCTTGCCGATATGCATGATGTGTATAGTACACTTCAGGAAGAGATGAAGCTCGAATACGAGAACATTAAGAAAGTCAAAGACGGTAAATTTATAATGGCTCCGAAAGATGGTATTCTTATTGGATCTATGGTTCTTGTCGGTGTATTCGTGTTTTCATTGGAAAGGGAGAATCCGAAGGCTGTAAAGATAGCAGAATTCATTTTGAGACTGTTTCCGATGCATTTATGAGGCTTTTAAAAAGAAGGTTAATGTGGTTAATCAAAATTAAGATTGACTGATTAATCCTCTTCGAAGATAGAAGGTATGACTAAAAAGCGTACCTTCTTTCTTTTTTATTTTTTAGGAGGCAACATATGTCTAATAAAGCACCTGGTAAAAAAAGCATTCAGCAAGCTATAGCATGGTTGGAAAGTATAAAACTTGCTGATCCTGATAGTTTAGATGGCATAAATGCGGATGTCTGTATTAATACTATTAATGGCTTGAGGCGTCAATTAGATATATCAGGAGCCATTATATGTACTTTAAAGAAAGCATATAAGGATATTTGTGGTGATAAAAAGTACCGTAATGTCAATTCGGATCCTACAAAAATAATAGGATATGTAAAATATAGTTCTGGAATATACTATACATATGCTACATATTCTATCGAAGATCATGTTTTTCATGGAAAAATAGAAGACATAGATGATCTTGTTACTTGGGATTGCGAGAATGAAAAAGATATTTCTATTGTCTTTAATGAAGCAGTTAAAGAATATATAGAATTATGCAAAAGTAATGGCAAAAAAGTGCAAATTCCCAAAAGAAAAAAGACATTACTTGACTACCTCGCATGATGAACATCCCTAATAATGAAAGGGGGATGGCAATAATGAAAAAGTTTGCTACAAGACTTGCGGTATATATTATCGGATCGATTATTATCGATGCTGTTTACACAGCGATTGACAATAAAAAAGCTGGTAAAACAATATTCGGTAATAAACCAAAATCGAAGAAAAATACGGAGTACGATGCGCGAACGAACTACATTTGGCTAGGAACCAAGGATTATGTAATTGAGGATGCCGTTTAATCGGCTTCCTCTTTTATTTTTTCGAGGGAGTATTATGAACGACATGGCAAAAAATGTAATAATTCAATATGACGGACGCCTCATTCGTTATATTTGTCCTAAATGCAAAAGAACAATCCAATTCAAGAAAAAAATTCATGGAAATAGTTTATGTTTTCAATGCGGTCAACGATTAAATTGGGAACCCGTTCATAATATTTCAACTGAGGTCATTTGTGCAGCGGATACCGATGAAGCTGCATGGATAGCAAAACAGTACTATGAAGTAAATAAAATGAATGAAGATGATTGGATAAGTATTGATGAATTAAGACACACTTTGAGAGGCGATAGTGTTGAATTATATTTACTATTCTTAGATCCAAAAGCAAAAGGACGATTTATGAGGAGGTATGCTAAAGATGGCACTATACTCGAAGGTTGACATTGACATGCCAGTTTTGTGTATTGGTGAAAAATGCAAAGTGTGTCCTGAATTAAGCATTATTGTGAAGAGACAAGAAGTATATGCTGGGGCTGGGACAAAGCCAGTGACTGTCATTAATCGTATAGAGTGCAGACATGTAGATAAGTGCCATGCAATATTAGATCTTCATAAAGAAAGCCCAGGAGGCTAATAATATATGATTAAAGCTATACGTGGATGTTTAATTAAATATGGAATAAAATGGCCTGACGGAACAATAATTTTAAAAGGCGCGTTCGATGAGAGTAATAAAACTATTCCAGTTACGCAGTCATTTTTTCATGATCGTCAAGATGAAATAGGATATTGCGAATTAGACTATCGAGATGATGGTGTGTATTATATTTTTCATTCTGCTAATACAGAAGCTGCTAAAAAAGCTCTAGATGAAAAAACAGCGTGGACAGATGATTGCTATATCGGGGTCTATTGCAATAGAGTTCGTAGGCAAGAAAAAGATAGTAAAATTGTAGCGAAGGCGAATATTGTTTCTGGAGCTATATGTGTTGGTAAATTCGAATCTGCTTATGTGGAATCAATAGAACTTGAGTCTGAGGACACGCATGATGAACATTCATAATAATGAAGAAGCATAATTGGGAGTATAAACCCGACGGAGGGCTGTGAGCTTCGGCAAGACCAGTTTTTAAAACTAGCCGTCTAATAGCTCAATGGAGAAGAAGAAATTCTTAAGAGCGTCGGATAGTAGCAATGAAACCTCATAGCGATTTATGGGTGAGGGGACGTGTCCGGAGACCCAGGTTCGAAGCCTGGAAAATTATACTTCTTTTTTTATTTTTTATGGAGGGCTTGTAAATGAGCAAAATTATTAATGTGCCAACTCGACCATATGATGATAGGCTGTTTCTAAGAAAAACTGTCGAATTTAATCCTGGAATGACTGTTTTAGTTGGATGCAATGGCTCTGGTAAATCTACATTAATGAGATTTGTAAAGTATGCTTTACAAAAGAATAAGGATATTCTGGTTTTAGAATATGATGACCGAGCAGAAGGTGGAGATAATTTAATGTCGTTTTTCGCATGGAGAGGCGACATGACCCAAATGGCTAATATGTGGATGAAATCCGAAGGCGAAAAAATTATATATGGGGTCGGCACATTTGCTGCATCAATTCGGTCAAAAATTAGATCTAAAAAACCAAAAGAAATTTGGATATTATTAGATACAGTTGGATCTGGGTTATCAATTGACGGCATACGGCAAATTAAAGTTTTAAAAGATACCGTGATTGATGACAATGCTGGCTGTGATGTGTATTTTGTTGTCTCCACAAATGAATACGAGTTCGCAAAAGGGGAAGATTGTATCGACGTTACGACTTTCAAACATATGTACTTTTCTGATTATGAACAATATTCTGATTATATTATGAAGACAAGCAAGAAAAAAGAGCGCCGTTATAAACGAGCTATGGAGGAATAATCATGGAAAGGTATGCGGCTGTATATTTTGGTCCTGATGAATCTAAAAACCAGCGTGAATTTCTTAAAGCTATGAGTGGAGTTGGTATTATTGAGCTCAGTTATAACGAAATAAAAAGATGCGTTGAGGATTTTGAAAAAGAAAAATCAGGAATGACAAATAGGGTTGTTCTTCACAGCCAAGAAGAGGAAGAAAAATTTAGAAATGTTATGAATGCGTTTCTTCCCACCGTCAATTATGAAATCACAGATGATCCAAATGATGAAGATTTCAGAAAATGGCTAATGGATAAGAAGAAAATGGTTCGGTAACGATGATTTACTCGCTTGATAAACATCCCTCTTAATGAGGAGGTGAAAGCGATGATTCTGGAAATCACGGAAAGAAGTGAACTGGATGCATTCCTGACTGAGGCGAAAAGGCTAGATCTACTGAAAGGTGTTGATTTAAGTAATCTTTCAGAGGATAAGTTTCCTATTCGTATACCAGTCAAAATGGATGCTGTCTTTAAAGTTGCTTCGAATCCGATAGTCCGGAAGGCTTTCGGAAAGAAAATTGAAAGCGTAGTGCTTTCGTACATGGAGACAGTGGTCCAATGACCATTGTCTCTTATTTTTTGAAAGGGGTCTTGTTATGAGTGCGAGAAAAGAGCTCGAGGAAGAACGAAAACGATTTGAAGCGGACTTAAGAAAGATTAAAGACTCTTATCAAGAAACAGAAAAAGAATTCAATAAATGGAAAGAAGGTGTACTTGTATTTGAGCACAGCGAACATAGTGATGGCGATAATTCTCTCGGCGATGATCGGATTCGGGATTGGGAAGATCTGGGGCGAGACGAAGATGAAGATGGTGATATCGAATCTGATGAAGCAGATGGCAACAGCTCTAGAATCGATCCCGAGGACGAAGAATAAAGGAGACGAAGAACAACATGAGTAAATCATTGGCCATGACTAAATTTATGCAGCCTATTGTGAAAGTTAGTAAGAACACATTGCGGTTTATAAGTAAAAATAGCAATGTTATTTTAACGATGATTAGTGCGACAGGCGTAATTGTAACCACAATCGTCGCAATTAAAGGAACAATCAAAGCAGTCAAGCTTTGCGAAGAAAAGAAAGTATCTGGGACCAAAGAAGTCATTGAAACGGTATGGAAATGTTATATTCCAACAATCGGCTTGGCTATTCTGACGACTACCGCAATACTTTGCAATGGCAAGATTAATGCAAAGCGACTTGCTGTGCTCACAAGTGCATACAGTGGAAGCGTCGAAACAATTAAGAAGATCGAAGAGAAGATGTCAGAACAAATTGGTCCTAAGAAGACCCAGAAAGCTGTTGACGAGGCAGAGGCGGAATTAGCAAAGGAACACGCACCAAAGGATCAAAAAGATATTATAGCCACTGGTAAAGGTAGCAAATTGTTCTTCTGCGCTTCAACAGGACAATGGTTCTATAGCGATTGGAATGGAGTCGAACTTGCTGAAGCGAAGTTATCAAAGATATTTGAAGAAAAGGCAAAATCCTGGGGAGTTGCTGAATTCGTGCATGTCAGCGAGGCACAAGAAGTTCTGGATCTGCCTATAACTGATATGGGTTCAAATATGGGCTGGGACATTGCTGATTTCATTGAAAGTAATGATTATATTCACTTTGTAATCTCAAGCGAATGGATGGATCTTCCTTGGGGAAGAGAAATGGTTGGCGTCGTTAGGTTCACGCCATGGCCTATCAACATTTAAAGAGAAGGAATTAAGTTGAGACAGAGATCTCGCATTCCTTCTCTATTATATTTTTAAAGGAGCTTTAGTATGGCTAAAAATGTTTATCCTGAAGAAAAAGGTTCAGTGATGATCAATGGGCACAAGATGGAATACGTCATGAAAAGGAGCAAAGGAGAGAGTTGTTTTGGAATCCAGTCTAGTAGGATATTTTTCTTAAAGCTCAATAAAGATGGCAAGAGCACCGCAGATTACGATCGCGGGTATTCTTTAAAACCAGATAAAGAAGATGAAGAAACAGCTCTCTGTATCAGCTATCTTGTGGATCGTTATGGACGAAATAAAAAGAAGGAGAAAAAATAATGGCCGAAATAGAATTAACTACTAATGGTCTAGGTCTACCTCCGGTCGATCTCGGTTATATTTCTAATTTGGCATCATGCGGAGTTACAGTAGATTCAGCACCATTTGAGTATAAGTACAGTGGAATAACTGCCGAAGATGCAAAGCTATCTATTTCAATAAAAAAGAAAGATATGGATGAAATAGGTTTAGATTTTTGTAGCATGAGAGATCCATGTGAATCAGCTATGGAATTTCTTAAAGAAAAAGATCTACCTGGATCGGCATCGACTTCATCTAGCATCTCAGCTGCTCTTCCAATATACAAATATAAGGGAATAATATATACAAAGCTTGAGTTTACAAATTGGAAAAGAATAAATCCATTTGATCGGTGTTACATTGGACCATTTGGGCGTCCTTATGTATATTTTAGAGAAGTACGCGGAGTAACTGATGACGGTGCAATAGTGTATCAAAAAGAATGGACGAACAACGCAAATTGCTTGCATGATCAGTCTGTGCAACCAGAAATGGCTTATGTAAGAAAAGAAGAAAAAAATATTACAACAGTGAATGAAATATATTATAAGCCAACTGGTGAAATTGATCATAAGCAGTTCATAAAAAAGTTCACGCCATGTAATGCATATGAAGATCTTGATTTTAAAATAGTAACGGAGGAAAAGAAAATGCCTTATAAAAAGTTCGATTTTGATTGCTGTGGATTCGCTGCCGCTTCCTACAAGACCAGCGAAAAGACACTTACGAAAAGGGAGCAGAAGAGGATTAATAAGGAAAAGGCTCAGTTGGAAAAAGTTAAACATAATCAGTTCCTTAATTCTCTTGTTAAGAGGAGCACATTCTGCCCTAAGCGCATCATTGTGAATGGTCCTTGCACCATTGTTTTCTGGAGTGATGGAACTAAGACTATTGTGAGGAAGTCCGAAGGCGAGATTCACAATGTTTACAATGCATTCTGTGCGGCATTAGCTAAAAAGATGTTTGGTAATAATACCCAGGTTTGCAAGATGGTCAAAGAAACGACTGTTGTCGAAAGAAAGAAAGATAAAAAAGATAAGAAAGATAAGAAAGAGGCGGATGACTAATGCAAGAAGGAGTAATTGTTCTTAGCGCGGATCAGTATTTTGAAAAGTATGCTGTGCATGGTATTGGAAAAGGCGCCGATCGCTGGATGATTCGGCGCCAACTTATTGATGCCTTCAAGAAAGAAATGTTTGGCCTCATTGCAATGCGCACAAAGAAAAACTTCGTAGATATTCCGCCAGAAGGCGATCCTGAAGCTATGCGTATTGCTAAAAATGTCATTCACGATGAGACTATGAAGTGGAAGAAGCTTTGTACAATGTTTGCGAAGTATAAAGAAACTGCAAATCTCATCGGCCCGAATGATTTAAAGCAGTATGATGAAATCGATGATATTGGCACTACAACGGAAGACCTCATGGAGCAACAGGAAAGTGAAGAAGAGGAGGTCAATGAGGATAATGGAGGAGAAGAAGTCTTGTCCGGTGGAGACGAATGAGCCTAAAGGCCAACCGAATTTTGAAGAGATATTAAACAATATTCAAGATCAGAATTCGGATGCTGTATTCGAGGCAAGGAAGCAGACTGAAGAATTGGTTAAACTCAATAACCAGATGCAAAGAATTACCGACGCTCTTGAAAGGATCGCTTATTCTCTTAGTAGGGGACATCAATAATTATATTTAGAAAGGACCAGATATATGAAAATCATTGATGCAGGCTATGAGATCATGTTTATTGATCTTAACGACCCTCAAGTTGTAAAAGATATTTACAATCGGATCGAAACAGTGGGGCGCGTATGCTATAAAAGCGAGGCGTCAAAAGATGGTCCTGAGGAATTCATCAAGCGGCTTATCAAGCGTGGTCATGAGGCCATGCTCGAGCATGCTTCTCTTACTGTAAAGTTTACGGTCGACCGTGGAATCAGTCACGAGCTTGTTCGCCATCGTTTAGCCAGCTTTGCTCAGGAAAGTACAAGATATTGTAACTATAGCAAAGACAAATTTGGCAATGAGGTTACCGTTGTTAGGCCCGTTTTTCTTAAGAAAAAACCAGAGGATGATAGGGAATTTAGGCATTGGTATTGCACATGCAAGCTTGCTGAATTTAGTTATTTTGGCATGCTCGATGAAGGTGCAACACCGCAGGAAGCTAGATCTGTACTGCCAAACAGCCTTAAAACGGAGGTCGTTATGACTGCAAATATTCGTGAATGGCGTCATTTCTTGAAGCTTCGTGCAGCCGGAACCACTGGAAAACCGCATCCGCAAATGCTTGAAGTTGCAGTTCCCCTTCTTAATGAATTAAGAATGAAACTTCCTGCACTCTTCGAGGATATAGTTCCTATGGAGGAAGAATGATGGAACTCGATAAAGCAAGCACTATGATCAATAAGGTCCTCGCAGCTAACTACTGTGGGGACCTTTTTGATAATAATGAGGCTCTTGTTAAAGAAAAATACAGACTTTTTGCTAAGGCAATTCACCCTGATATTTGTCATGAGCAAGGGGCTGTTGAGGCATTCACCAAGCTTAATAATTTGTATTATCGAGCTCTTGAAAACATTAAGAACGGTATCTGGGAAGAGAATGAGGTCTTATGGATTCCTGGAAACCCAAAAGGAATAAAGTATTTAAACAGGAAAAAGTTTGAACTCGGGTGGAGATACGTCACACAGGATAGCGTCGTATACATATTTGATCCTGGAAAAGAGAAATACAGAGATCAATTTGTTACGATGGTCAGAAGAATTCAATATGATGACTCCAAGATGCTGGATAAGTACAAGCCTAAAATGCCTATCATAAAAGAAACTACACCATCAGCTATTTATGTTAATAGGCTTCTTAGTGATGATTATCCGATGGATTCTTTTATTTCAGCATATGGATGGTCATTAACCGGCAGAGATATTGCCTGGATGATTTCTCGAATGTGCGATCTTCTTTGCTTTCTGCACCATAACAATATCGTTATGAATTCTATAAAGCCTGAGAATTTATTCATTAACCCTAATTTGCATACCATCTCTATTTATGGTGGTTGGTGGTACTCGACGTTTTCTGGAGAAAAGCTACTCGGCACAACAAAAGATATTTATGAGTTAATGCCGATGACATCGAGAACAAATAAAGTTTCAGATCCTGTTACTGATGCGGAATCTGTAAGGATCATCTTCAGAAAACTAATCAATGGCAAAAAAGATATTCCAAAGCCTATAGCAGATTGGGTTAATGCTGGTAGCTTAGGTAATCCGTATGAGGAATTCAAGCGATGGGACCAGGCTTTGAATGAAGCATATGGCGCTAGAAAATTCCAGATTCTCACGGTTGATCCCGATGAGATATATAAGAATTGAAAGGAGCAAACAACAATGGGCGTATCGAATGATGTCAATTTTGAAGAAATGGCTGAAAAACCGACTTATCAGACAGTGCCTAGGCTTTATAGAAAGATTCCTGTTGTAGTCGAGGCCTACCAGACAAATGCACCTATGGTTATTCATACACTGGAGGGTGATATGAAAGCTTATCCTGGCGATTGGATTATCACTGGTGTCGAAGGCGAAATGTATCCATGCAAAGATGATATTTTCAAAGCCACTTATGAAGAAGTAGAAAAGGAGGAAAAATAAGATGGGCGCTGGTAATTTTACATCCGAGGATTGGAAAAATTATGCTACAAGTAGCATTAATAACAAATCCACAAGGCAGATTTATAGCTCCACTGGAATGAAGAGCGAATATTCTCCTAGAGGGGTTATTCGTGAGAGCTGCGACAGTGATGATCATCCGAATTCTACTCCTATTATTATCGGTCTCGATGTGACCGGAAGTATGGAAGATATTCTTCATCAGGTTGCTGAGACGCTCGGTGACATGGTGCTTGAGATTCTTGACAGGAAGCCTGTTTCGGATCCTCAGATCATGTTTAATGCCATTGGGGACCATGACTTCGATAGATGTCCGCTTCAAGTCACTCAGTTCGAGAGTGATATTCGTATTGCTAAGCAGCTTACAGATCTTTGGTTCGAAGAAGGCGGAGGTGGGAATTGTTTCGAAAGCTATCCTTTAACCTGGTATTTTGCAGCCAATCATACCTCTTGCGATAATTTCAAGAAGCGTGGGAAGAAGGGCTTCATTTTCACAATGGGTGACGATAGCTATCCGAAGTCCATTTCCAAGGACGATCTTATTAGGATATTTGGAAATAGCAGTGAGATCTCTAAAGATTTATCTGTTGAAGAAATCCTTACAAAAGCCAATCGCGAATGGGAGATCTTTCATTTAGTATTACGCGAAGGCTGGAATGTTCAGCATGGACGGAATAAGAATGAAGTCGAAAAAGAATGGCGCCAGCTTCTTGGAGAAAGAATGATTCCGGTATCCGATTACACCAAGATTCCGCAGATTATTGTTTCTATTCTTGAAACAATGTCTGGTAAAACTATTGATGAAGTCGTTGGTTCCTGGGATGGCAGCACTGCTGTAGTAGTCAAAGAAGCTATTCAGGGACTTACTGAAAAGAAGGAAACTGGCGAGCTCATGGAGTTTAACTGATATTTTCCCCAGAAAGGTGGTGATGTTATGCAGGAAGTCCAAACAGGGACAGGCGTTTTGCAGTAGCATCGCCCCTTTTTAGGGGCATTATTTATTATTAGAAAGGATGACATTTCATGAAGAGGATCGAATTCAAAAATTATCATGTTCGTGCCGAGAAAAAAGTAGACGGTTATAAAGAAGAAGGCGTGCCTATCTGTAGAGCTCAGCACAATGTTGATATTATGGTGAATGCAAATAATATAGATGATGCTATCGAGAAGGCTACTCTGTATCTCAATGACGATAAATACGAGATTGTTTGCATTGAGCTTGAATCTACCTATCGTCCAACACAATTTTAATAACTAAAAGGAGATTAAGGACCAATGTTTATTGTTGCAATTTGCTTTGTTATTATTGGAATTATTGTCGGGGTGATTCTTTCTCGTAACATTGTGACATGTGAGAAAAAAGTAAAAGCAATGGAGAACGAACCGCAAAGATGGGGAAAATACGAAGTCGATGAGATTCGTGAAGAAGCAACAAAATGTAAAAAGTTGCGGACTATTATTCCTTTGATTGCCTTTGTTCTTGCATTGATGTTTTTCATTATTAGTTTGGTAGCGATTGTTCCTACGGGGCATACCGGTATTAAGACGACATTCGGAAAAGTTGAAGATGACGTTCTTCCTTCTGGATTTAACATTAAGCTTCCTTGGCAGAATGTTGTTAACATGGATAATCGTGAACAGCGTTCTCCGTTCCAGCTTGAGGCATTCTCTAAAGACATTCAGCAAGTCGAGATTCAGGGATCCATTAATATTAACATTAACAAATCCACCGCTATGGATCTCTATAAGAATGTTGGTGTGAACTATCCTGAGATTCTTGTTCAGCCTCGTGTATATGAAGACGTTAAGATTGTCATTGCTAAATATACTGCTGAGAATCTCATTGAAAATAGACAGAATGCTGCTGATCAGATTCAAGAGCTCTTAAGAACGGAGCTTGAAGAAAAGGGCATTAATGTTATTTCCTTTGCTATCGAGAATGTCGATTTCACAGATGCGTTTGAATCTGCTGTCGAAGCCAAACAGGTAGCAACTCAGAAGAAACAGCAGTCTCAGACTGAGCAGGAACAGAAGACTATGGAACAGGAGAAGCAGGCAGAACGTGATCGTATTAAGGCCCAGGCTGCAGCTGATGTTAAGAAGATTAATGCTGATGCGGCTGCATATTCTACAGCTGTTCAGGCGGAGGCACAAGCTAAGGCTAATAAGGAACTTGCGGCTACTTTGAGCGAGTCTCTTATTAAGTACAACACTGTTCAGAAATGGGATGGCAAGGTCCCGATTGTATCTTCTGGCGAAGGCGGAAGTAATATTATTGACCTTAGGACTCTTACAGATATGACAACCACAACAGAAGAAACAAAAGAAGAAAAGAAAAAGTAATTGATATTTTTGAAAGGAGACATTGGACCATGGCTCGTAAAACTACATCTACATCTGCATCTTCATCTACTGTTTCTGATAGCATGACTCTTTTGCAGCTTCAGAAGGTATTAGGAAGCAGAATTAATTTAACACTGGATGAAAACAAGACTCCTGAACAAAGGCAAATTGATAACGAACAGTCTTATTTGATCATGCATCTTGGTAAGCAGATGATTAATAACGGAACTTTGATTTTAAACATCGAGAAGCTTGCTGCCCAGAATAAGAGCTTGGAGGAACTTCATTCTTACAAGCTCATTAATGGGTAACAATCGGCGCCGTTACACCGAAGAGCAAATCGAATGGTTCGCAAAAAATTACCCACTCCTTGGCCGAATCGAAACAACTAATAGATTCAATGATATTTTTCATGAGAATAGATCGGTTGAGTCTATTCGCTGCATGGCCGAAAAATTAAAACTTAAAGTTACGGACGAGACTCGCCGTCGGTTAAATGCTAGTAATTTTGGTAAAGACTATTGCAAAATAGGGACCATTAGAATTAGCAAAAAGACTGGCGGCGAGCCTTATATTAAAACTGAAAAAGGATGGGTTATGCTCAAGCAATTACTTGTGGATTGTCCTAAAGGAATGGCAATTATTCATTTAGATGGCGATCTTAGCAATTGCAACAAAGACAATCTAATGGTTGTCGAGAAAGCCATATTAGGCAAGATGATAGCTAATGATTTTTGGTCAAGCGATCCACAAATAACAAAAACTGGTGTTATTTGGAGTCAATTAGAATTAGCTCTTCAAAGAAGCGGCGCTAAAGTTCCTAAAAAAATTACGAAGCCCAAACCGAAAAAGGAGCTTGAGCCAAAAACAAATACTGGTGAGTTCCATATTTCAAAATTAGCAAATGGAAAATTTAGAGTTCATATTCGTAGACATAATACTTATGTGAACCGTGTTTCTTTTTTGTCACTAGAATCTGCTATTGCTTTTCGCGATTCGATTCTAAATAATTGATATTTTTGCGGGTGGCGGAAAAGGTAGACGCATTCCGGAGAGAGATGCCCCACGACAGAAGATAAGCGTAATTCGGTGTGAAGGTTAATACCGACTCTCGGCGAGTAATGATTAAGGGTCACATCTTAAGCGTTACTTAAAAGGGCGTTCATGCAAGGTGACAGAAATTCAAATCCTTGCCCCGCAATATTTATGACTGGTGGCGGAATAAATCACATATTTTAGACATAGGGTAACGAAGTGCTACTCAATATGTGAGGACATGAATATTAAACCAAAAGTAGCGATAATTTTGGGCAATTGTATCATGATCCAGTAGACGCAATGTGGCGAAGGGTACGGGTTATGAGGTGGTAATAATATCGCGCCTGCTCATAATCAAGAGGCCGTGAATGAAAGATACCTATGTGAGGTGAAAATCCTCACCCAGTTATATTTCTTTAAATGACGAAATAAGTGAGAAGGTGAAGTATGGAAGTGAAATGCGAATTGCTAAATTTTAAACAGGACAAAAGTCCATTAGATAATCCAAGGGTCATTATCGAAGATGACGGAACATTAAGCAATCAAGTAAAAATTTCAATTGGCGAAATATCGGCTATTGTAAGAGCAGATGAATTGGAAAAGGCAATAAATGCTTGCACTCATTTACCGTTTTAAAGGATGCAAATCATAATAATATGACGATTTAAAGGAGAGCATAAATGATATTAAAAAAGATAGCGAGTAAGATTTTAAAAAACGAGATCGATGAGCTGAAACAAAAGCTTAAGAAACAAGAGGACGAATATTATAAAGTTCTCAAAGAACGTGCTGATGATCAAGCAAAAACGGCAAAAGACCTTGCGGATTTGAAGTCGAGCCATGAAACTATCAAACAACTCACAGAGGAGAATGAAATATTAAAGAAATATTATCATCTGGATTCGGAACCTACAGACGAAGAAAGGATAAAGATAAGAATTGATCTGAAAATTCACGATCTCGAAATGCAGATTCTCCAGGAGAGGATCAGAGCATTGGAGTATAATTGGCCACGATATTTAATCTCGACGAACTCATGGTCGCCTTGGACTTGCACATGGAGGTGAAGTGAATGACTATGGAATTTTTGAAATTGATTTTGTCTATAATTTTGCTTGCACCATTTGCGGAAAAAGCAGATTCGAATTTTATATTCATTGGTACGGCGATTTTACTATGCGGATTCATTGCACATAATAATGGCAAATAAAAGGACGGCGAGCAGAAATGAATGGACGGTGCGAAATATGTGGCAAAGAAAACACTTCTCTGCTTTGCCTTTATGATCTACATATTTGTGAAGATTGTGAAGAAGATTATCGGAAGCGCACAGAAAAGGACACAAAACTGACGAATAATGGGGAGCGAAGTGGGATGACTACAGAGGAATTAAAGAAGTTCAGAAATGAAGTGCTATCTATGGCTGTTGAGCCTCCTTGGTGTGAGAATATGGAAACACTAAAGAGTTGGGTTGAGGGGTTCGAGACGTGCCAAGGCCAGATTATTGAGATAATCAATTCGAAAATCAAAAATGTGGACCAGCAACGTTGAAAAGGCGGTGAAATTACTTTAGCCCTATAGTGTAAAGGCAGCACAGAGGACTTTGACTCCGCTAGAGTAGGTTCGAATCCTACTAGGGCCGTTTTATATTTAAAGGAGGTGGAACTATATGACTTATAAGGAGATTCATGACTACGTTGTCGACCAATTCACTACCAATAATATTGTTCAAGATGACTGGAGACCAGCAAGCGATATGTATATCGAGGATTTGGTAAAGATAATTGAATATGAAGGCAAGGAATATGTATCAATTCCTATGGGTATACGGATTTGGCTTAAAAATGGCGATTCTATAATTTATGTGAAAAAGCAGGAAGATACTTAAATGGAGCTCACAAGCATGATGACCATAAAAGTATATGACTGGGGAGATGTTGAATGGTTTTTCTCACGAAAGTCATATAGAAAAGCAAGATGGAAAAGAGCAGGCCAACGGTTACTAAATGATTTTTTAAAGCAGTCTGGGGCAAAAGGAATTATTTATGTGAAAGGATGATAGACATGAAAACGGCACTGATTTTTGTTCTCTTAATCATCTATGTGATAGCTTTGCTCGGTAGATATTATGAGAAGCATAATAAGGGGCGGTAAAATTGGATAAAAACGAATTGCTGTATAAGCTTTCAACACGGTATCGCCTTGAAACTAATAAAGATACTAAAAAGCTTTTACTTGAGGCTTTCTCGTATATTAAAAATGTTCCTAATTTTGATGTATTCACAGTTTGCAGAATGGTGCCTAATTATGAGATTGAATTAATGGGCGAAGAGACAAGCACAAATTTAGTAAAGCACGATTTAGCTAGAGCTATAGCTAATGATTTGTTGGCCAGGGAAGTTATAGTATTTAAAAAGAAAGATTATAGAAACCAGGCAAAGCTTTTTAGAGCTTCGATAAAAATTGTTGTAAATCAAAAAGATAATTTCTTGGAAGAAATAACGGATGACATTGCAAGAGGAACTTGGTAATTAAAAGGAGGAAGGACCAATGATGATTCCTAGAGAAGTAGCGGAAGTTATGGCCAAATGGTGGGGAGAAAAAGTGTCTGGTAAAGTCGTTCATGACAATGGCGATAAGTCATTTCCGAGTAGTTTTGCAGGGGTGCTTGCAGATTCTATGGTTACACAGGTTACGGACGAGGCAAAAAAGATATTTATAGATGCTCTCACTGAGGAGATCGTATCTAGAAAAAATTTCGTAGACGTAGACTGCATTGGATGCGACTATCATCCGGATAAGATTTTAGCGGATGCAGCCATTAAAGCCGGAATTAAGGAATTTAATTTTCCTTGGAAGACCTATATGTATGTTGGTCACGATCCTTGTGGTAACATCACAGTCACTGTAAGGGAAGGCTATGGTTCTCCGCCTGAAGATATTTATCCTGTGTGATTGGAGGTGAGAAAAATGTCAAAGAATAAGAAATCCGAGTTTATAGCCATTTATGCTTGGCATAAAAACGGATTACCGGATAGAATAGTGGACCGTGAAACATCGTTAAAGATGAGTCATGGAATGGCATTTACTGCTAAAAAAGTTAATCAATATGGCTATCGTTTAGAAGGGTTTGTCAGAGGATGCTCTTATGGAATCGACATTCATTACATTTCTAATGATGATATTTACCAATATTTCTCTTGCTTCAAGTTGCCTGAAGATTGTGTTTATTGCAAATATGGGGAATTTAGCATTATGGATGGAATGATGTGTGTGTCAGATTATACAAATGAAGATGGGGACATTGTGTGCTGTAAAAATCCTAAACGAATCATATAGAAGAGGGACATTATTATGAACGCGCTTAAATTTACAGGTGAGGAAATTGTTAAGATGTCAAATGGCCTTGTGGATTCTATAAAAAAATTAAACGAGGCCAGAAGAACAGCCTATTCCGACGGTTTACCAAATGTGCTGATAAGTGATGGCGATGCAATGGATATTAGCATATTGCTTGAGGAGTTTAAACAGTTTTTAGATTCCACAACATTTTCGCCAGTGTCTAGATAATTAAGGAGCGGAGGCTATGCGAAACATAAAAGTTGTAATCGGTGCCAATTTCGGTGATGAGGGAAAAGGACTCATGACCGATTATTTTTGTTCGCAGTTCCCAGAAACCAAGCCTGTTTTGAATGTTCGTTTTAATGGCGGAGCTCAAGCAGGTCATACAGTCTACACTAAAGATCTTAAGAAAAGTCACGTATTTGGACATTTTGGAGCTGGAAGCTTTAATCCTAACGTCGCCACCTATCTAGGACCGGATTTCATTGTCAATCCGATTCTTTTTAGAAGGGAGTACGAAGAGCTTCAGAAGTTAGGCATTTATCCGCTTGTTTATGCACATCCAAGATGTTTACTTACGATGCCTCAGGACATGATGATCAACCAATTTATTGAAAAACGTCGTGGAGAATCTCGTCATGGCAGTTGCGGTGTTGGCATTTATGAAACTCTGTTAAGAAACCAAACCGACAAACCTTTATACATTAAAGATTTTAAGTATGCTTTTCCGCGGTATCAAATCGATCTTGGCTATTATAGTTCTGAGCGAATTGAAAAGATATTTGGATTGGGACTATCGGATAAGGAATTAACACTTCTCAGTAACCAGAACATTAAGGCCCATTTTGATCAGGATTTAAAGTTCTTTACTGATCATGTGTCTATAGCGGATGAGGGGATCTATGATATTTACGATAATGTTGTATTCGAAGGTGCTCAAGGTCTTATGCTTGATCAGAACAATATTGAATATTTTCCGCATCTGACGCCTTCTAATACAGGAATTCAAAACATAGCCAAGCATTTCTCTAATAAGGACAATGAGTCAATAGAGGTATGTTATGTAAGCCGCACATATTTAACAAGGCATGGTGCCGGAATACTTCCTAATGAATGCACTCGTGAAGAAATCGGAGAAAAGATCGATTTAACAAACAAAGAAAACGAGTGGCAAGGAAGGCTCCGATATGGGAAACTGGATACGGACGATTTAGTTAAAAGAATAGATCACGATTTTTCTAAAATCGGAGAGTTTTGTTTAACTGTTCCATGTAATATCGAGGGAAGCATCGCTATAACGCATACGGATAATACCGAGCTATTTCTTGATATTATGAGGACAAATCTTAATTTCAAATACGTATCTTCAGGACCATCAAGGATGTTTGTTAGCGAATGGCGGTCATATAGACCAGAAGGCAATAAATTCATAATAAGTGATGATTAAAGGAGGACCAAACTATGTTTAAAAGAAAGACTGTAAAAGTGATCGTTTTAGTTGTCATTATGTTAGCTGCTTTGTTCCTGTTATCTTCCTGTGGTAACCGATCTATGGGCATTGACCCATATCAGACGGCCAAGAGAGCATGGATTAATCTTGGCGGAGAATGGAAATTGGTTACTGTTGAATCATGGCGGGATTATAATGATAGCGATGAAGTTCAAATTGTTGTCGATGGGATTCCTTATTGGACATCTTATGTGAATGTCGTGATGATAGGGAAGTGATTACGCCGTGTTGGGAGATATTTTTAAAGAATTATTAATTATTATAGGAATAGTCATAGCGATGATTGTTGTTATAGCAATCATTGAAACTGTAATTGGTGGATTTTTTGCAATGATCACAGGAGCCTAACACGCGTGAGAAACATCTCGAATAATGGAAACTACAGTATTTGTTAAACTGTAAATTTATTTTAAAGGAGGAAAAAACAATGTCTGAAGCGATGGAAGAAGTCAAGGAAGTTGTGGAAGAAACGAAGCACACGGTTGTGCCGGAAAACGAGGGACCGCTGAAGAAGTGGATCAAAGGAATTATCACTTTTCTCAGCGGTTTAACCATTGGCGGCAGCCTGACTGCACTGATCATGAGGAACCGTGACAATGACAACACTGAAGCAGAGAGTGAATCTCCTGCTGAGTAAATGACTATTTGACTGCGCAGTAGTTTCCATAAAAGATGAGAACAAGTTTTATGGAGCTTGTTCTCTTCTTTTTTGCCAGTCGATTTTACAGAAAGGAGATATTTTACCGTGTTCGATAATCTGATTAATAAGATCACGGAAAAAATGGGCCATTCAGTTAAAACTCAAATTGTTCCAATAAAAGATAAGGTCGAGAAGACCTTAGATAACAAAATGGATTTGTATTCCAAACTTCTAAAAGTTGGGGTCCTCATTTGTTTATTTATTGAGGGCACAAGAAAAATTAATAACTCAAGTAGTAATGAAACTATGCCTAGCCACATAACTATAAATAATTACATAAACAGGAAGGAGGACGAATAAATGGATATTGAAAAGGAATTGGCAGAAATAAAAAGTAAGATTACTCCGATCAATACTGCAAAGTTTTTAATGGGTACTATTATTTCTTGTGGAGCCATGGCTGCGATTGTAGCCGCATTAAGGAATCCGATTCAGAGTGCCAAAGGAATTACGAAGCTCATGATGAGACTTGGAATATTTGTTCTTGGATGCAAAGCTGGAGATGTTGCAGAGGCATATTTTAACGATATAGTTGATCAATTAGTTAAGACATTTAACGAGTCAAAGGAGGAGATTAACAATGAGCCAGATGCCAAGAAATGAAGATATTCCTAGCAATAGTCATACGGCAAAAACTCAACCTCAGGAAGCCGGAAAGCCAGAAATTGTTCCATTTGATGGCGAAGTCGGTGGAGCAAAAAGAAAGAAAAGCAGATTTTGGGCTTGGATCCGGAAGATGTTTTTAAGCGATAGGAAGCCAAGCGAAATCGCGATGGATGTTCTTGAAAACAATATTGTTCCTGGCATTAAGGATAATTTTAGAAATGGCTTAGTTAGTAGTTTAGATATGTTTATTTATAACAGCAGTAAGCCATCCAATCAGAGCTCTCCCAACAACGGGCTCGTGTATAATAATATTTATAAAGTTCAACAGAATTCTAAGCCGCAACAGCAGCCAGCGACAAACAACAATGGAATGGACTTAAGTAATGGATTTGTTAATCCCTGCTTCAAGACTAGAATTGAAGCTGAAAGATTTTTGAATAACAAACTGAAAGCTTATGATTATCCAACATTGAGTGTCCATACTATGTATATGATGATGTCTAAGCATATTGATTATACATGGGATGCATATGGTTGGAACAGAGAAGAAATTGCTTCTTGGGATGCTTCCAAGATTATTACACATATTAATAGTAGTGAATGGCCGTGGATGATTGATCTTCCGCAGGCACATGTTATCACTTAAGGTGATATTTTATGAATTCTAATAAGTCTCGAGACAAAGGTAAAAAGAAAATTTCAAAACAATACAATAAATGGTTTAAGAAAAGGCGCCAAAAAGACAAACAATCCGATAGGGAGGAATGATATTTAATGAACGCGTTGGCAATTGTCAATAAGCTCCCTAAGACATTTATGAAATTCTTAGGAAAAGCATCAATGAAGCTGTCTAAGAACAAACCTCAGATCATGTTATATGGCGGAGTCACTGTGGCCACAATTGGCTTCGTATGGGGTATTGTTGCGGCAACAAAGATCCACGACACAATGGCTGTCGAAGAAGCAAAAATGGATGCCATCAATTCTGAAAAGGATAATGCATTAAATAGCACGGATAATGATGTTTCTGAAGAAGAACAGAAAGCGATCATTGTAAAGTGTGACAAGGATATCTGGAAAGTTCGTGGTGAAACTGCTTGGGCTATGTTCAAGCTTATGGGTATCCCGTGTATCTTATTTATGGGTGGCATGGCATTGAGCATAGGTGGCCATGTAGTATTGCTGAGAAGGTTTGGTCAGCTATCTACAGCATTTGCCACATTACAGCAAACATTTGAACGATATCGTCAGATGAATATTGCTGAGCACGGCGAAGAGTGCGATAAAAGATATCGCTACGGTATTGTTGGAGAATCTAAAGCCAAGGTCACGGTTACGGACGATCAGGGTAATGAAAAGACAATAAATTGTAAAGTGCCTATTATCGATTCAGATAAGGCATGCAGTATGTATTCATTTGTATTCTGCCCAGACACAAGCTCGAGGTGTCCGCGAGATGCAATCAATACAATTAGTTATTTAAAGAGTCAGCAGGAATATTGGAATATGTGGATGAAAGGCACGCAGAAGCCTGTCACATTATATATGGTTTTAAATGAACTTGGGATTGAATTTGATACGGACGATCCCAGGAAGGATTATGTCATGCTTGCCGGATGGCGTCCGAATGGCGATGGCGATAACTATATTGATTTTGGTATTATGCGGGCAATTAATAAGCCTGCTTTAACTTCTGGTGAGAACTTTGTTTGGCTGAACTTCAATTGTGATGGCAATTTGTACCATTCTCCCAGATATACAAAAGACGGAAAGAAGGTTAAATAAATGACAGGATTTAAAAAAGGTGGAATTATTCTTACTGGTATTGGAGCTTATCTGATTATTGGTAAGGCTATCAACGCATTTCGTAGTTCCGTGAGGCATATCACCGATGCTGTGAAATGGAACGCATATTATAAATCTAGTAAAGAGGCGGTTATTCCTCCTGGATATGAAATTAGGCCTGCACAAGATAATAGTGAGGTAAATGAGATAAAAAAGAATAGCGATTCTACGACGTTAGGGGCCTGTGTAGGCCAGGCTGTTGCAAAAGCGATAGACTCCCTTTTTGATACCCAAAAACGCGAAAATGACCCCTTAGAAGGGCAAACAGAGGCATCTGAGAGAGATATTTCCGAAGAAACGGAAGAAGAGGAAGAATTAGAAGAAGAAGATCCTCGATGGCGAGTAGAATTTAACGCTAGTTCTGAAAACAATGAAAATACCTCTGTCGCGGAGGAAACATCTCCTGAATTGGAAGGAGATGATATTTCATGAAGTTATGGATCAAGATAGGTCTTGGTGTTCTTAGTGGATTTGGAGCCGGTTTTGCGACCGGCTTCTTTTTTCACAAAAAGTTGAATGATGTCGAGTTTGAAGAAATTTCTGAAGAAGAGATGGCTAAGATTGAGGCTAATGTAAACGATAATACAGCTACTAAGAAAAAAGCCACTTACACTTATGAGATGACTGAGGCGGAGGCTTCTTCATTAGCCAGAGTCAATTCTGTAGAAGAGCTTCCAAAGGATCCAGATGAATTAAAGAGGGCTCTTCAAGGAAAGGTTAGTTATTTAAAGGCTGACCAGGCAGAAAAAGAAAAGTATGCTAAAATCTGGGGAGCAGTAAAAGATTATTCTAATGAAGAGAATGCTGATAATTTACCTGTTCAACAGCATTCTGAAGAAGAGGAATACACGGATTCTCCTTCTGATGTAGAAGAAGGATTTGATGAGCAATTTCTAGAAGTAATAGAGCAGGAGGAAGTCGAGCCAGGACAAGTAGAGCCTCCTCATGCTATCAGTTTAAATGAATTTTATAATGAACGTCCTGAATACGATAAGATTTCATTAGACTGGTATGAAAAAGGTCCGAATGATACTGGAATCGGAACATTTGTTGATGATCGTGGCGACATTATAGCCAGCATTGAAACATATGTTGGGGACGTTGATCTCGTTAAGTTATTTAAAGAGGAAACAGATGGCGAACCAGATGTTCGTTTTATAAGAAACGAATCTTATGGTTCGGATTATGAAATTGTTCGGCACCACATGACCCTTCAAGAATATATGGGAGGGAGGTTGTAAGATAAAATATGCGCGGCAATATGGATGATCCGTATTTTAATTGGCTGTGCATTCTTATTGGAATAAATGATAGGACCAGTGGGCGAAACTATGGGATGCTGGCTCGGGCTTTACATGGGATAGAGTTCCGAGCTAAGCTCCCTGCCGACAAAAACCGAGGAATGGACGGCATGCAATTGCGTGTTGAGTTTATGCAAAAGCATGGTGCTTATGGTTCTGCAACAAATCGTGGCGCTTGTACAATGCTTGAATTTTTAATTGCAGTTGCTAGACGAATGAGCTTTTTAATGTGCGGTAATGCTAGTCAACATCACACTGCATATTATTTTTGGCGAATAATTGGAAACTTAAATCTATTAAAATTGAATAACGATAAGTATGAATATTTAAATGGCGACTTCTTTGTAGGCGACGCTGTTTGGAGAATTCAAAATAGGGATTTTGACTATAATGGGAATGGTGGAATGTTTCCATTAAGCAATCCTAAAGAGGACCAAAGACAAGTAGAAGTATGGTATCAAATGCAAGCTTGGCTTTCTGAAAATTGCGAGATTAACTTAGAGATCTAAGTGAGGCATGTATTTATATTTTTGCTTTGGAAGGGATGAAGATGAAGCAGTCAAATCGATGTAAAGTAGAAACTATAGAAAGAGATGTTCATTGTACATTAGAAAAAGCCGTAAAACAATTAGGCTATAATGTAGAGCAGATATCTTCAAAAAAGCATGACAATATTAAACGTTGCGTACCTTATGATAAATCTAGAAAAACAATATATATTCCTAGTTGGGCTGATCAAATGATGGCTTCTAAAGTCTCTGATGATCCAGATTTTATTTGTGAAGTTGTTCCTTCTTCAGAAAGACAGGACCATGATGATTCTATTATAGCTCTTGAATGTCATAATTGTAACACTATGTTTACGGCACATATATCTGATCATGACGAGTACAAAAAAATCACACAGCGTCATGGCATTAAGTGCCCAGAATGTAAAAGCGACTTTGATATTGAAGAAATCTCAATATTTAAATTCAAATGGTTTAGATATTGGCGTGGATTAAGACAATCTATTAGAGATAAAATGCATATTTAGAAAGGGCCTATAAAAATGAGTGAAACTATTAAAGATAATGTAAATCATCCTTCGCATTACACTGCTGGCGAAATTGAAGTGATTACATATATTCGAGATAAGCTTACATCTGAGGAATTTATTGGCTATTGCCTTGGAAACAGCTTGAAGTATATTTCAAGATGGCATCATAAAGGTGGAACTGAAGACTTAGAGAAGGCTCAGGTATATTTAGGATGGGCTATTGAAGCTTCTAAGGATGTGGATAATGCAAAAGAAATTTATGAAAAAGCAAGGGCTAAAGAATTAGAAATAGAAAAGGAAAAGTGGGGCTTAGAAGGAGCATAATATGAAGCAAATAACATTAGTGCTCGAATTAGATGACAATGGAGATCCATTTACTCAAACTGATGATTTCATCGCTGGCGATCTACTTGGTGAGATAAATTGTTGCTCAAATTTCTATAAATTTGTCTCTATAGAGATTGATGAAAAGGAGTCTGAAAATTGATATTTTTGTGGTCACAAAAAGGTCACAAAAAGGTCACATTTTAAGGGTTTTTTCGTGTGATGCAGATTACGGACGTGCTCAAAAAGTGCAAAAATAGGCCTGGTCACAGTTTTTTTTTGTGACCGAGGGCATTTTGTGACCTTTTTGTGACCGCTGGAAGCCTTGATTTATAAGGGCTAGAGGGAAAAGGTCACAAAGTCACACTTTTTTTTAGTTAATATGTCGACTAAAATTTTTTTTATATAAAGGTTAAAGTAGAAAAATTTTGTGACCTTGTGACCAGAGCCTAAAAGAAAGGAGGATTGAGTCATGAATGGAGCTTGATTTTTTAAAGGTCAAACATAGAGTGATGCAAAAGAAGACAGAGACGTACATTGATATTTTTCCAGAATTTCTTGTGAGACCGAGTAGCCATTTAATGACACGAGGCGGAAAGTTTTATGCAGTATTAAATAGGAATACTGGATTTTGGGAAACCGATGAGTTTAAAGTTCAGCAGTATGTCGATGAGGAGCTATTAGTATATGCACAAACTAATAAAGATATTTTGAGAATGAAGGCCGATGATCCAAAGCATTGTCATGTTAATGTCATGGAGATGCTAAACAATAGAAGTCGATCATGGGTCGAGTATAAGATGTATGTAAGTAATCTTCCAGATCACTTTCATCAATTAGATGACAAGCTCTGTTTCGATGAGGATCAAGTCAATCCTAAAGATTACATTTCTAAGAAGTTGCCATATAAACTTCAACAAGGATCCTATGCCGCATGGGATAAGATATTAAGTACTCTTTATGCTCCAAGTGAAAGAGAAAAGATTGAATGGGCAATTGGATCTATTATTAGCGGAGAAAGTAAAGAGATTCAAAAGTTTGTTGTTTTATATGGTGCACCTGGAGCTGGTAAGGGAACTATACTTAGTATTATACAAAAGTTGTTTCCTGGATATTATGAAGTATTTGATGCAAAGAGTTTAAGCAGTAACACTAATAATTTTGCATTTGAACAATTTAGAAGCAATCCATTGATTGCGCTTCAGATGGATGGCGACTTATCTAAAATTGAAGATAATACAAAATTAAATAGTCTTGTTAGCCACGAAACTATATTAATGAATGAGAAGAGGAAGCAAAGCTATAATTTTAAGCCTCGTTGCTTCTTATTTATGGCATCAAATAAACCTGTACAAATTACAGATAGTAAGTCTGGTATTATGAGAAGACTGATCGATGTTACTCCAACAGGTATAACTATTCCTAAAAGGGAATATGATCAATTAATGGGCCAGATTGAATTTGAATTAAGTGGAATAGCTTATCATTGCCTTGAAGTATTTAATAAGTTAGGAAAGAACGCATACAATGGTTATAAACCATTCGATATGATTGAAAGAACGAATCCTGTTTACAATTTTGTTCTTGATAAATTTGAAGAACTTAATAAAGAAGAAGGAATTAGTATAGCTGAAGCTTTTGGGATGTGGGAAATGTATTGTGAAGAAATTGGCATGACTAATTACATGCGTAGACCTGCATTTAAGGAGGAGCTTAAAAGCTATTTTGTTAAATTTGATGAGTATAAGAAAATTAATAAAGAAACAGTTAGAGGCTGGTATACAGAAATTGATGTTAGTAAATTAAAATCTGGATATACTGGACAAAAAGTGATACCTCATAATGAAAAGACATTTGGTCTTGTGTTAGATCAGAAGGTTTCATTGCTAGATGATATTTTAAAAGATTGCCCAGCTCAATATGCAGAAGAAAAAGAAGATGGCGGAAGTAAACCTCGGATTGCTTGGGATAAAGTTGAAACCACTTTAAAAAATATTGATACGACAAAACTTCATTTTGTGAGACTTCCTAAGAATCATATTGTTATTGATTTTGATTTGAAGAATGAAAAAGGTGAAAAGGATGCTTTATTAAATCTTGAAGCCGCAGACAAGTGGCCTAAAACTTATGCTGAGTATAGTCAAGGCGGAAAAGGAATTCATCTTCACTACATTTATGATGGAGATCCAGATGAGCTAGCACAGCAATATTCGAAAGATATTGAAATAAAGGTTTTATCTGGAAAACAAAGTTTAAGACGAAGGCTGAGCCTCTGTAATAAATTGCCAATAGCTGTACTAGCTTGTGGATTACCTAAAAAGGAGGTATCAAAAGGCCAGTTGATTGATTTTAAGAGTGTTCAAGATGAGAAGCATATAAGAAATATTATTGCAAAGTGTTTAAAGAAAGATATTGCTCAGCCTTATACTACTCCAGCAATGAGTTTGATTAAGAAGACCTTGGATGATGCATATAATGAAGGCGTCAACTATGATATTCGTGATATGCTTCCAGCAATTAGAGCATTTGCAGCATCAAGTCATCATCAAAAGCAATTTTGTATGAAGATGTGTGAAGAGCTTAAAGTTACAGGAAAAAGTTTTGAGAATGATAAAAAGTGGGATGGAAGCTTAAACTCAAAAAGTAATTCAGATAAAAGAATAGATGCTATGATGACCCCAATGGATAAAATGCCGAATAGAATAGAACCAGTTGACGAGCCTTTGGTGTTCTTCGATATTGAAGTGTTTCCTAATTTATTATTGGTTAATTGGAAAGAAGCAGGCGAAGGTAAAGGCTGTGTAAGGATGATAAATCCTTCTAAAGAAGAAGTCAGAGCATTATTTAAGAAAAAGCTAGTTGGCTTTAACTGTCGGCGCTATGACAACCATATTCTATATGCCAGAGCTATGGGCTATGACATTCCAGCCATATACAGGTTAAGTCAAAGGATTATTAATGAAAGTAAAAACGCAATGTTTGGAAACGCTTATGATATTTCTTATACAGATGTGCACGACTTTGCGGCGACAAAACAAAGTCTGAAAAAGTGGGAAATTGAATTAGGCATCCATCATCAGGAATTAGGGCTTCCTTGGGATAAACCTGTTCCGGAAGATAAATGGGCTCTCGTTGCGGAATATTGTGACAACGACGTCATTGCAACAGAAGCCGTCTTCAATCATTTAGCAGGTGATTTTAAGGCGCGAGAAATTCTTGCTGATATCGCTGGCATGTCCGTTAATGACACTACTAATATGCTTACTACAAGAATTATTTTTGGTAATGATGAAAAGCCTCAAACTCAATTTATTTATCCGAATCTTAAAGAAGAATTTCCAGGATATTCTTTTGTTAATGGTAAAAGCTACTATACTCATTCTGAGATTCTTAAAGAAAGTAAAGAAAAAGCTATACCATTGCTAATAGAGAAGTATGGAGAGGATCATGTTAGGCTAAATCCTAAAAATAGTAATTTAGTGGATATTGATGTTGAAGTAGGCGAAGGCGGAAGGGTTTATGCAAATCCTGGCATTTATCAGAATGTTGTTACATATGACGTTGCTAGTATGCATCCTTCGAGCATTATTGCTGAAAATGGATTTGGTAAGTATACAGAGCGTTTTAAGCAGCTTATGGATATTCGTATAGCAATTAAGCATAGGGATTTTGAAACAGCCAGAAAGATGCTTGATGGAAAGCTTGCTAAATATTTGACTAATGAGGAACAAGCAGACGCTCTTAGCAAAGCGTTGAAGATTGCAATTAATAGTGTTTATGGGTTAACAGCAGCGAGCTTTGATAACAAGTTTAGAGATCCGAGAAATAAAGATAACTGGGTGGCAAAGCGCGGAGCGTTATTTATGGAAAACCTTCGTCTCAGAGTTCAAGCAATGGGCGCAAAGGTTGTTCATATTAAAACCGACTCAATCAAGATTGTTAATCCCACAGAGGATGTGACAAACTATATTTTAAGTCGAGGAAAAGAGTATGGTTACACATTTGAAGTAGAGGATGTATATGAAAGGATTTGTCTTGTTAATGATGCTGTTTATATTGCATTAAGAGATAAAACTGATCCAGGCTGGCTTAAGGAATGTAAAAAAGCAGAGAAAGAAAACAAGCCAGAGCCTACAAGGTGGACTGCAACCGGTGCTCAATTCCAGCATCCATATGTATTTAAGACTTTATTCAGTCATAGAGATATTGAGTTCAAAGATTTGTGTGAAACGAAGACAGTAACCAGTGCTTTATATTTAGACTTTAATGAAAGATTAGTTGATGTTAGTGCTGAAGAAGCTGAATATTCGAAACTTCAGTCTAAGTTCAAAAAGTTATTTAAAGAATATGGAGAAGAAAATGGTGTAACCGAAGACGAATGGCGAAATAGAATGAGCAGTAATACTAATATTCCAAAAGATGAACAAACTAAACTGCTTATTGATATTTCAAATAGGATGTACGAGTTGGAGAAGCTTATAGCTAAAGGGCATAACTATGTATTTGTTGGTAAAGCTGGTAGTTTCTGTCCTGTTAAGATAGGATTTGATGGCGGAATTCTTGTAAGAGAAAAAGATGGAAAATACTCAGCGGCAACTGGAAGTAAGGGCTTCAGATGGAGAGAAGGCGAAACTCTTAAGAGCGCCGATCGAATGGACATGATAGACATGAAGTATTTTGAGAGTTTAGCTGAAACAGCAAAAGAAGCAATCAATAAGTTTGGAAATTTTGATATTTTCGCAGATGAGGCATCAAAAATGGATTCGATGCCTTCTTCTATGTCAATCGATGATGTATTAGACAACAGCGACAAAATGTTCGAAAAGTACGACAAATCATTAAATCCACCATGGTAAAAAATATTTAAAAAGGAGTATTGATATTTATGGCACCTTATGAAAACAATGCAACTAAAAAATTTATTGAGCCGTTGGTTATCAAAGACGCTCGAATCGTTATGAGGACTCGTAATTTTAGTGGAAATAATCCTGGAAAATTCGATAGACCAGGAGCTAGAAATTTTAGTATTTTCCTTGATCCTGATAAAGTCAATATTGCTAAGCTTCAGGAAGAAGGTTGGAATGTGAAGGTTGGAAAGCCAAATCCTGAAGATCCTGATGATGTTCCTAGCTGTTTCTTAAGGGTACATGCTAATTGGTTCCCTCTTGATGATAGTAGGAGTGGACTTAATCCTATGATTATTAAGGTTGTTAATGGTGAGCAGATTCGTTTAGATGAGGATACTGTTAAAGCCTTAGATAGTGATGAAATTCTTAAATGTAATTTGACCATAACCGGACGATATATGGATAGTAAAACATATACCGGAGTTGTTGCTTATCTTAAAAAGATGGTTGTTCAAGTTAGCACGGACAATGACATGGCTGAAATGATGGACGGAATCGACATCGATCCCGAAACAGATGATCGTTGGTAACGATTGATATTTCAACATAGGATGGAGTCTGAAAGAATGCAAGTAGAATTATTTGAGCACCAAAAGCAGGCGCTTGAAAAGCTACACACCGGCTCCATCCTATGTGGTGGTGTTGGTAGCGGTAAAAGTATAACTGGCATAGCTTATTATATGACAAGAGAGTTCCCAAGAAAGCCCATTGATATTTTCATAATAACTACGGCTAGAAAGAGAGACACCTTTGAATGGGAACATGAATGCATGAAGTTTGGCTTAAGTACAAATCGTGAATGCAGTATAGGTGGAGTTTGTGTTACAATCGATAGCTGGAATAATATAGGCAAATATATATCGGTAAAAGATTGCTTTTTTCTATTTGACGAGCAAAGAGTTGTTGGATATGGCACTTGGGTTAAAAACTTTTTAAAAATTACAAAAAACAATAAATGGATTTTACTAAGTGCAACACCAGGCGACACATGGATGGACTACATTCCTGTTTTTATAGCTAATGGATTTTATAAAAACAAAACTGAATTTTGTCGTCGCCATGTCGTATACAACAGATTTGCAAAGTATCCTCAAGTTAGCCGTTTTGTAGAAGAAAAGCATCTTAATCGCCTGAGAAGTAGCATATTGGTGACTATGGATTTTCATAGAGATACCATCCCTCATCATGAAAAAGTAGTTGTAGGATTCGATAAGGATATTTATGACGCAACTATGAAAACTAGATGGAACTTTTTTAAAGATCAACCAATAATGGAATCCAGTGAGTTATGCCAAACGCTACGAAGGATCGTTGGAAGTGATCCATCCAGGCTTCAAAAAATCAAGGAGGTGATGAAAGCTCACCCGAAAGCCATAATCTTTTACAATTATGACTACGAACTTGATATTTTGAGGACATTGGATA